TCATAGTTCTACAAAGATAATACAATTTTTTAATTTACCAAACTTATTGTGAAACTTTGGAAATGTTGTCAGTTTTTGTAATCTTGATAATGTTATCAGACCAGTTCGAAATCATAGGGTTGTGAGTAATTACAAGTATGTTTTCAAAGTATTCTTTAATCTTAATAAAGAACTCATAAACCATTTCTAAGTTGTCGTTAGAAATCTTACCAAATACCTCATCAAATACTGTAATGTTTGGTTTAGGTAAAGAACATACTTTAGCCATCACCGCTCTCAATGCCAGTGACGCAATTGTCTTTTCATATCCTGAACCTGAAGTCATTAACTTTTCAATTTGAGTATTATTGTCTATCATCCAAAATTCAACCTCATTCTTTTCACTAATACGAATTTCCAATCTGAAGTAACAAGAGTCCTGCAATAATCGTTGAAGTTCAGAGTTAATCAAAGGCATCATACTCTTCATAATTCTTTTTGAAATACCGTTCTTACCAAACAACTCTAAATAAACTTTATACTTAACTTCTTTTTGTTGTTCTTCGGAAATCTTAATGATTAAGTTGTTGTTAGAATTAATCTTTTCAAGGTTATTAGTTATCTTAAATCTTGTATTAGAAACCTCTTGTTGGACAAGTTGTTCCTCTCGTTTTAATTCTTCTAATCTTAGATTTGCCTTAATAATTTGACTTTCAATCTGTTCGTTAGATTTAATAACATCTTGTAGCTCATCATACCTTTTTAACTTGTCTAACAAACTTTCTTTCTTTAATTCAAAGTTTTCAATAGTCGCTTGGTATTTTTCGTATACAAGTTTGTTTCTTTCATACTCATCAAAGTCCTTTTTAAGTTTAACAAATCCTTGTTCTTTGTCCGATAATTCTTGCATTAACCCCTCAATTTGGGTTTTTTTCCCGATAAGTCCGTCAAGTTCAGCAATTCTTGATTGGGTAATTGCGGCGTTCATAAGTTCAATACCACAGTGTTCACACTTGATACCACCACTTACCGAACTCTTTAACTTTTGAATGGATGATATGTTGGTATCTAACTCAACCTTTTGCTTATAGGTTTTCTGATACTCTTCCTTAACCTTATCATGTTCATTCTCATAATAAAACTCCGAAGGTTCAACAATCTTAACACCATCTCTTAACTGAACGTTTTGTTTGATTTGATGTTCAAAGTTTTCAACTTCTTTCTTTGTATTGTCAGGATTAAGTAATGAAATTTCTCTATCAACAACAACCTTTGATTTCAAAAGATTATCACGATATTCTTGTCCTTTAACAATCCTACCCTTAACATCTTCAATCTTAACTTCACTTTCTATAATGTTCTTTTCAAACTCTTGGTTTTTAACCAATAGTTCTTCGTTCTCATTCTTCAATGTTTCAGTATTGTAAATGTTTGAAATCATTGACTTGGAAAACTCTGAATAGATTTCTTTACCAGTCTCTTCTTTTCTTTTAAGAAAATCTAATCCTAAAAATCTTGATAGGACTTGTCCACGAGCCGTTGGTTTTGCCTCCAACAAGTCCTCAAGGTTAGTACCAGTAGTTAATATCGTCATCAAGAAGTCCTCATAACTTCCAATGGATGTCTTAATGAACTTTTCAGTTTCACGTCGTTGTTCACCTGTAAATTTAACCAATGAACCATCGGGAAACTTCTTAAAAAAATCTAATTCTGTTTTAACATTCCATTCACCTGACTTAGATTTCTTACGTTCAAGTTCACGAACAATAATATAATCTTCACCATCAATCACAATTTCACCTCGAACAGATACTTTATCTTTGTCAGAATATCTGTTGAATATTTCTTCAGCTTTGTTTGTTTTTGTTGTTGTATTGAAAAACAAGAACATTAACAAATCCACAGACAACACAGTTTTACCTCCAAAGTTAGGTGGGTCTGATTCAATCACAGTAATCCCACCCAACTTTTCGAAGTTTATATGTTGGTTTTCACCATAAGATAGAAAGTTAGAAAACTCAATCTTCTTGATATACCACTTTTTAAATGAAGCAATCTCATCTTGTTCGGCAATCATCTTATTGTTTACCGCCGAGTCAATCTTCAGTATATCTTCGTAAAGGTTTTCTTGAGATTTAGATTGAAGGATGGACTTAATCAAATCGTGTTGATAGTTCTCGTCCATAATGTTGATAGTTACATCAACATTGTCTTGTACCTCTTCTGTTTTCTTTAACTTGGTAATAACATTTACGCTTGTAGTTGAATACTTTTTTTGAAAGTATGCTTTCACACTTTTTAACTTTTCTTGTGTAAAATTCTCTGGTGTGTCTTCCCATACTACTTGTACGTAAGGATTCTCAAGTTTTGAAAAATCTAAATCTTTTATCATTCTAACTTTTGTGAAATTAATTTGCGGGCTGAACAGGTCCATTTGTTTCTTCACCTTCTGTTTTTTCAGAAGCCGCTTGTCTCATTTTTTCAAACAATTCTGACATTGTTCTTTGATAGCGTCTTTCAGCATGGATGTTTCTTAATTTCCACGCAGCAACCTTCTGCTTGTGGTTTGGTCTTAATCTTGACTTTGGCATATATTTATTTGGTTTTTAAATTAATCTATTTTAGCTGGTCGGTTTACTTCAAACCATTCGATGAAAGCGTTGATTGCCCATACCGCACCTGACGCGAATAATCCGTCAAAGAACCATGAAATGTATGGACTTGTTCCGAAAAATTGATATGTAGGTGAGAATAAAACTGCTCCCACGAAAAATCCTACCCAAGTGGAACAACACATCATACAGGATAAAATACCTGAAATAAAATTGAATGTGTCTGAAAAAATTAAATCGGAGTTTCCATAAGCTTTGATAAAATCTCTCATTCCTTTAAAGATGGTTCCATAAACCATAATTGTTGAAAACCCGTAGGCTAAAATCATAAATAATACTAACTGTGTCATATTCTATTTGTTAAGTTTGAATTCTTCAGGTAGAAAGCATAAGAAGTTTTTGTCATATCTTCAAGCTCATTCACCTTTCTTGTTAATTCTTTTATTGTGTTATTTTTATCACTTAATTGTCTGTTTAGTTCAAAAAGGGTTTCCTGTAGTTTACCACATTCTACTTCCTTTTTATCTTCCAATTTACCTTTAAGAATGTAAATTTCATTTTGTAGTTCTTCAATCTTTGAGTTATCCTCAACAACAACTTCCTTTTCAAATTCTCTGTCAATTACATCAGGTAAGTTCCCTTGGTTAAGTAATCCATATTTTTCAATATAGTATCCTTTACGGAAACATAATTTAACAAAACCATTAGGGTCGGTTATTTCATTAATCTTACAGAACGAGTTAAAATCCTCAACATCCTGTTTAGATAACTCAATAGTTAACGAATTTTTCTGTTCCATTTTCAATATCTTCGTATGAGTTTATTCTAAATGATATGAAAGGTTTTGGGTTGAATAAATCAACTGTCGTGTATTCATCCTTTTCAACATCGTAAATTCCATATCCGTGTTTGGTTACCGTTTCACCATAGTTCTGTCCAATGGTTGAACCAATCATATAAGCCTTCTTACCACCAGGTATATCAAAGATTTGTCTCTTGTGAATATCACCACATAATACCAAGTCACATCCATCAAACTTTGATGTTTCAAACCCATCCTCAAACTTAAATCCTAAGTTGGTTGTAAGTCCCTGAACTGGCCCGTGAAATAATCCAATCTTAACTCTATCAGTTTTTTCAATTGTAGGTGGGATGTTATGGTCCATAAGTGAATACACACACCAATCAATGTTATCATCCTGATACACACCTCTGTTCTTGTAGTAAACCACCATATCATTTTTAAGTGAATCAACCACAGGTGTTAGAGCGTCCAATCGTTCCATATTGTTTTCAAGGAAGTCGTGGTTACCAGGTATTAAGATTGTTTTAGCAATCTTTGAACACTCGGTCAATACCCACGCGATGAACTCAACAAGTTCAGGTGTCATTTGGTTCTTACTATGAACCAAGTCACCAGTGAATACAATTCTATCAGGAGCAATATCTTTCCATTGTTTAAACGCCTCTTCTAAAATTGACTTATACAATTGGTGGTCTTTGAACAACCTAATGTGTAAATCAGAAAAATGAACTAATTTTTTTATCATAGTTCTAATTTCGGAGATTCAATATGAAATGGGTTTAACTCTTCATTTACATTACCACAAGCTAAACAAGCGTATGTTGGAAATGGTACAACGGTATCATCAGGTGAGCCAGTTAGTAACTTTGGTACACGTTTTAGGTAAGTGACTTCTTTAAACTCGTTATGACCACATTTGTCACAAACGATGAAATCCATTTCTCGTAAATTAATTCTTGGTTTTTCTAGTTCCATATTATTCTTCTATAAACATTATTGTATTATTAATCGGTACTCTAAGTACTGGTTTAGATTTCTCATCAATTTTAATCATTACTTCGTAGTAACCTTCCCTTACTTGTACGGTTGACACATTAAGATAGTTATTACTCGTTTGATTTCCAAAATCAACAAACGCTGTTTTGTCTGTTGTGTTAAATGTTAGTTTTATCATAGTTGTTAAATATATAACTTTTTAGTGGGATTGTCAATTCAGATAGTCCTTTACATTCATAGTCATCACAGTATCTATCACATCTTGTGGTACTCTAAACTCTTTGAACTCTGAATCCTCTTGCAATAATACGACAATACATCCATATAATTTCATGTTTTCGTATTTTGTTCCTTCCAACATTTTTAAGATTAACTTACCGTATAAAGGTAGTTGAACATAATAGTGCCCAAGAGCCGTATTTGGTAGGTTTTGGAATGGTTTATACATAGGTTTTGTAAAGTTATTACTTTCAAAGTTTTTAGGTTTGTTTGTCTTCCAGTCAGTTATCAATAACCCAAACCCGTCTTTCTTCTTATTTATCACTAACCAAACCTTATCGGGTTGTCCTGTATATCCTAATTCAGGATGACCCAAAACAATCTCCGTATCCAACAAAACAACTTCACGTTCTTTCATTAGTTTTAGAAATTTGGAACCTGCAGTAATCATACTATCACCCTTTAGAATCTGTGTAACATCACAATCAAAAATTGGTTGACGAACTTCTTTATAACTTCCACTACTTTCAATCAACTTCTTCTCCAAAAAGAAGTGAACCCTACTACCCATATTGGTAGAATAATCACCAGCGGCCGCCCATTCCTCAATCAGTTGTTGTTTAATTACAGGGTCACCTTTTGATTTCTTTTCCGCAGCTTCGTCAGTTGGGAACTCAGGGTAGAACTTCTTTAACACCTTTGATACTGATGGGAAATTGTTTTTAACAACACCATCAACATCTTTCATAAAATACGTGTGGGTATCCTCAATAAAGGTTAACTCCAACTCTTTTCTTTTGTTCTCTAAAATTTCTCGTAATTCTAAAGCAATTTCTTTTAATTCCATTTTAATAACTCATTTCATAAAAATAATCATCTATCTTACCTTTCAAATCTGCAATGTCAGAATCTTTTGGTAATTTTAGAATCTTCACTCTCCCTCTTAACTTCCCTCCATTTAGTTGGTTATAAAGTTTTTGAGCGTCTTTCCAAGCATCAGCGTCCAAACATATAATAACATCGGACTTAGCTTTGGTATATATTGTTTCAAATAATAAATCGGATAGCACCTTACCTAATAGAACAACAGGGTTAGGTGTAAAGTACCCATCTATGGCGCCTTCACAGATATAAATAGGTTTCTCCCAATCAATTAGTTTCTCATTGAATATAATTGTTTCCTTTGGGTATTCAGGGTTTTTATATTTGTTCTTTGTCTTAAACCAAGCTCTTGAAATAAAGTAATTAATCTCTCCGTCTAATCCATATGACGGCATAATAATTCGTCCACCATATTCACCTTCAGTTGCAAAACCAATGTTAAACTTTTCAATCATCTCATCAGTAATACCACGTGTCTTAATATATTTTAAAACTTCTCTATGTGGAATATGAAGTGGGTTAGCATCCTTAATAGAAATAAACTCTTTTGGTAACTTTAACTTTTTTAATTCAACATGTTTTGATTTGTGTTCTTCAGGTTTAAATAAATCGTAAGTTTTCTTTTGATTTTTTGTCCCAAATAAATCAATTAGTTTACCTAAAACACCATGTGTCCCGTTGAACTCAGAACAAGCCCAACATTTATAAACGTGTTCATTAATATTAATCTCAAGATTCCCCTTGTTTTTTCCATCATCACAATAAGGACAATTTACAGAAATCTGACCCTTTGAAGCATAATAATGTTTCTCTTTACCAAATAAGTCCCTTATAATTTCAAGTAAAATTTCGTCTTCGTCCATTTTCTTAATAATAAGATAAAAACTTATTGTTGTCAAACTTCACAAAGTTTTAAACCCTTTTATATTTATATCATATGCCAACAACAATTACACTAAGTAACGTTATTTCAGGAGCATCCCCCTTTGATGTTTATATATGTCTTTCAGGTGGTTCTCCTTGTTATTATATTACAAGTATTGATAGCGGCGATTTACCTTATGATTTTACAGTTCCTTCTCCAATAGAAAAATTTACTTACTATTGTATGAAGGTCGTTGATTCAGATGGGTGTATAATAACAGGTTGCACAAGTATATAAAAAATTGGCATTAAGTTGGTATTCATTTTCGGGTTGTTGTAGTGGAACTACGTTCCAAATTCAATCAACGTATTCTGCTGGAACGTTCACTTCCGGTTATTCGTATTATTTGGTAACAGATTTTTACACAGGTTGTTCACAATATATAACAACAGGTTTTGTAACAGGAACACCAATATACAATATTATATCTTTAGATGTAAAATCATATTCATCTTGTACCGCATGTACCACAGTTAATCCTTGTGTCCCCGGTCCAACACCAACACCTACATCAACACCAGCGCCAAGCCCCACTCCAACAAAAACTCCAACACCTACTCCTACGGTAACAAAAACCCCAACTAATACTCCAACACAAACTAAAACCCCAACACCAACCAAAACATCAACTAGTACTCCAACACCATCAGTAACCGCAACTATAACACCAACTCCAAGTATAACACCAACTAATACACCTACAGTAACAAAAACACCAACTAACACCCCAACACCAAGTATTACTCCAACACATACACCAACAAGAACGGTTACCCCAACACCAAGTGTTACACCAACAATAACACCAACAGCAACTGTAACAAGTTCACCAACACCAACTTTATCAATAACGCCAACAACAACTCCAACACCAACAGTTACTAAAACACCTTTACCAACTTTTTGTGAAACACCAACACCAACATTATCAACAACTCCAACATCAACCCCAACACCATCACCTGTATATACCGCATGTCCACAATCGAGTTATTGTGTATTCACAAATTTGAGTGGTTATACAAATTATGATGGCACTTATTACAACTATGATGTGTTTAATGGTAAAAATGTATTTTATAAACCAGATAATACAAATCCTTATTACATATACTACAACACAGGTGAAACAAGATGGTGTCTATCAACTTGTGTAAACGGTGAATGTAAACTATTTGGGCCAACAGGTAGTAATACCGTTTGCCCTGATTTAGATGTAACCTATTTTGGGTCGTCATGTCCAACACCTACCCCATCAAATACCGACGCTTGTAACACTTTTGATTTTACAGCAGTATTTGATTGTAACGTAACTTCAGGAGCAACTCCGACACCAACACCAACGTTAACACCAACTAACACACCAACAACAACACCTACACCAACTCCTTTATGTAATGGTAAATCATTATCGTTTAGTGGTGTAAACTACAATTATCCAGGTCCTTCACCAACACCAAGTGTAACACCGACAAATGCAGTTAAAGGTGTTGTTGTAAGTGGTTCGGTAATATACGATACGTTTTCATCTAAATTTACAAGTTTATATTCAAAGTTACTTTTAGATTGTAACTCATCTAACAAATACGTTGTCGGTGAAACAATACCTTTTAATACAGGTTCTACATTTAGCGCAATAATTGATTTTAAATCTGTTTGTGTAACTTACGATTCTGATATTTTAGGTTCCCCTACTAATATTCTTCAATCTATTGAAAGTGGTAATTTATTTGATTGTGAGTTTTGTTCTCCAATTCCAACCGCAACACCAACACCAACTGTAACACCAACACCAACTGCCACTCAATCATGTCCAAACATAATACAAACAATATCAGTGGGAACAGGTCCATTCTTTATAGTATTTGACGAAGTTAATGAATACATGTATGTAATTAACGAAACAAGTAATAATGTTTCAGTAATCGATATTAATGATTACTCTATTGTATCAACAATTTCTGTTGGTAATCAACCTAGAGGTGGGGTATTAAGTAATGATAGTAAATTACTATACGTTACTAATTTCGCAGATAATACAATATCAGTTATAAATCCTCTTACACTTACCGTTCTATCAACAATACCTGTTGGTAATGGCCCTTATGGTTTAACATATGATACAGTTAATGAGGTATTATATGTTGCTGAATATAACGCAGGAACTGTGAGTTCAATACCTGTTAGTACAATTGTTAACACTTACACTACCGGTACTAGACCAATTCAACCAGGATTTAATGAAAATAATTTACAAGTATACGTTCCAAATAGTTTAAGTAATACCGTCGTATCTATTGATACAATAAAAGGTATTACCGCATCAACTATAACAATGCCTTCAGGTTCTTTACCAAGATATTGTTTATATGTTCCAACAAATAATACGGTATACACAGTATTAAATGGTACTAACCAAGTAATAACAATTAATCCAGTAACAAATACAACAGGAACAACTATTACAGTTGGTATTGGTACAAATCCTCAAAGTATGGCATTTGATGTTAATAGTAATAGATTATATGTCACTAATTTAGTAACTGATAATGTATCAGTAATCGATATTAACACTAATGAAGTCGTTAAAACAATCACTGTTGGTGACGGTCCAAGAGGTATTGCTTATGACGCTAAATACGATAGAATTTACGTTGAAAATAGTATATCAAATACTGTATCAGTATTATGTACATAACAAAAAAGGTGTCGAATGACACCTTAAATTTTAAATAAAAATCTTATTATTTTTTAGCGTTTAGATAACTTAATACAACAGTATAAGCATCTGTCATATCAAAATTCTCTTTCTTTAAAGTATTGTTTCTTGTATATAACCAATTAATTTGTGGTTCTCTTTTCGCAACAAGTTCCCATATAATCATCTTCTTATCACAATCTTTTGGGTAACCACCAAATAAAACAAACTTACCTTTTTCGTTTTTTCTAACTAATTCAGGCCAAGCCTCTTTTCTTGAATTATACGTTGAGATATATTCAGGGACAATACCTAACACATCATATACCTCTTTACTAATCAATGTATTATATCGTAATAAAGTACCAATGGTATAAGCATTATTACTATTTAATAAAGGTTCTTCAATTACACATCTAACAACACCAACACCTTTATATTCCTCAAGCTTCTTTCTGAATGTTGCAGACTTAAGAAGTAGTTCCTCCATCTTATTATCGGGTTGAGGTTTCGGTTGTGGTGAAACATGTGTCAACTCTAATAAATCTCTTGAAGATAAATCAAATAACGCAACACCAATAGTTTTAGTTGAAACGTCTAAACCCAAAATCTTAGGAGAATTTTTTATACTTTTTGCCATATCTAATATTAGTTATTAGATTTAATATTAAAGTAATTAACTTAATTGTAAATAATTTAGAAATCTAACTTAACAACTGCTTGTTGTATACCTTGTCTAACTTGAGGTGATTGGAATTTAGATAATACAAGTAAGTTTTTGTTAGCGTCATATAATCCTATTTCAGACATATAAGGTGTAACACCTTGTGTCCAAGTAGGATTTGATGAATTTACAAATTGAGCGTTTGGTAAATTTATAAGATATCTCATTTCGTAAATTGTTGCCTGAATATCAGTATTAACATTTCCGTAGAAGAAATATTCATCACCAAAATATAATGTTGACGAACTACCACTAATAGTTGGTAATTCTAATTGATTACCTAAATTATATGTTGCCCCATTAGCATAAGTTGTAGGTGTAATTGTAAATGTTGTTGCCGTAAGACCTGATGGATTGATATAACCACCTGATAATGCGGTAGAATAGTTCATTCTAACCCAATTGTTTGGATTAGGTCTATTCTGAGATGTTGTTCCTGTTTGTGCTAAAATGTAAAAGTCAGTTGCAGAAAATCCTTGTGTTGTACCTGTTGTCATACATTTAAATTCGTTTCCAAATTTAACTGTTACGTTTTGTTCAGTTAGACCACATCCAGTAACAGGCCCAATTATCTTTTGATAATAGTTACAATGCATCCCTGTCCAAGGACTATCAAAACCATATGTTACCCATACACATTGATTATCATTGTCAAGTAATCCATCAGTTGATGTATCGTTACAAAGTCCAGGTGCACTATATCCAAGTTTTGGTGCAGGTAGTGTATAGTTTCTATTTGCAACATAAGTCATTGCCGCAATAATTTCCTCATCATCAAAAACAATTACCTTATCATCAGGAAATACTTTACCAACTCTACTTGGTCTTCCATCAGGATTTGGGTGAGTATCATATAAATGAAAATACCTAATACCCGGATTATTCATATCAAGATTTTCATTTGATTGAATATAATAAGGTGTTAATAAATCATATCCATCAAACCCTGGAGGGTCAATCCAAAATGTTTCTCCACTACAACAACTTATTGGATTTTTATGCCACATTAACCAAGGTAGGTTAATTGTAAAATTCCTTGCTTGTCCTGTTGCACCAGGATTTGTTGTATCATATGCCTCACAAGCAAATTTCTCACCATAAAAATTAATTATTGTATTGTTTGTATAGTGAACAATTGAAATTGCTTTTTGTTCTTCAGGGGTTACTAATATTTGTTCACCGTATGAATTATAATATGTAACACCTGATGTATCTGTTTGTCCACTTGAAGACATATACCCGTAATATTCTTTGGTACTAATATAATCTTTGGAACCAAATTCACCATATTGACTATATAATGTGGAAATTAATCCCGCAGGACTTTCAGACCACGGAATATTCATATTCCAAATTTTAACTAACCCATCTTCAGGTGTACAAACTGATTCATAATTAATAACACTATCACTCCAATAATTCATAGGTGTCGGTAAATCATAACCTGTCATACCTGATGGGTAGAAAAATAATCTAGCTTGACCAGTATTACCTGATAAATTAGGTAATAATCTATCAACAACAAGTTGTGTTGTTCCTGAATTCCAACTCTGAACTTGGTAGGTTAATACAGGATAACAAGAATCAATACATCCACATGAACTTCCACCACTCATAAAAATAGTTACAAGAGTTCCCGCAGAAATAGTTGTTGCTGATACAGAATCAGGACAAGGATTAGAAATAAGTGTTAAAACTGAAGTGTTACCAGTTAATCCTGATAAGTTTACAACATATTCTGAATTATAGGTATATGCACTTGTATGATAAGGACTAAAACAAGTAGATGCCGTACTCGCGGTTACAAAGAAACCGTTAGGTGATGCAGTATTAAATACTGACTCATCCGAAGATGCCATAAATGGAATACCATAAGTTAGTCCTGAAGAACCTTGTAAATAAAAAGGATATTTTACATCATTTTTAGTTGAGTTAGGAACCCCTGTAGAATTTTGAGCATTATATGACGGTTCAAGTATTTGAAAATTAGTTATATCATAATTTGTAATTGCATTATAATTAACCTCACTATCTCCGATTTGAAAATAAGAAACATTAAAATTACCTTCAGAAATTTTTTTACGTCCAGTATCCGTTAATCTTGTAATTAATAATCCTTGATTTTCTTTTATAATATATCCCATTGTTTATAATTATCTTTGTTTCATTTTTATTGTGTGTTTTCTTCCGGTGGTGAAGGAGCACTTGGATTACAAATAAGTGACGTATTAGTTAGTGTAATTGGAATTGGTGGTGATGTTTTATTATACCTCATATGAACAGTAGATGTTCCAATAGTATAAGTAGGAGGTATGGTTATACAACACTGAGCCCCACTAGGAGTGATTGAATACATTTGAACTGTTACAATACCTCGTACATCTTTATTACTACAAAGACCGGATGGATTATTAAATACCCATGCAAAACCACAATTATTTATTTGAATTGTTGACCCAAAAACATTTAGTGTATAATTTGTTGACTCGTAAACTTTAGTATAAATTACATATGGTGGACAATTACCAACCGCAGGTTGTGTTGTTGATTGGTCAATAATTAAGTTCCAAGTACCCGATGGTAATAATGGCGATATCCCAATACTTGCCGTGGCACCAGAGTAAAAATATTGATAAGTAATTCTAACTTTACCAATTAGTTGACACGATGAAGGTATATTAGATATTACAGTTTTAAAATTCCATTTTTGATTACCACCTGTATTCAAATTAACAAGAGCCCCAGCAGAAAATGCACAATTTGAATACGTGATAGTTGAAGGTGTTGTTGATGTAATATTAAATGAAACAATATCACTTAAATTACCATCACCGTCTATTACTTGAGCTGTGTGTCCCCCACTACATAATCCAAAAAATACAGGTGAGTTTTGTTCAACATCATCAACAAAATAAATATATGGCCCACCAAATGATGAACTAGGTATTAAAGTTACACCACCTTGACACTGTGTTGAATTATCACAATAATTTTCAACTTGTACAGTTAATGTAGGTGTTATTGCCGAGCAAACACCTGAAGTCACAATAATTGATGATATACTTGGCCCAGGTGTAAATGTACCTGAACCGTACCAACCACTATCTTGTGGTTTAATCGCAAAAGGATTTTGAATAGTAAATGAAGAAGTTTGTTCTTGTTGACACTGTGTTGGTATTGGTAATGGAGCATTATGGTTTTCAACTGAACTTACCCAACTTGTATCCCAAAATAAACTCATTCCTGTAACAGAAATCTCAGAAGGATTATCAAGAGTATATAACGGTCTTAAATTGTAGGTTGATGCACTTGTAAAATTCAAATAAAACTCAACACCACAATAATCAAAATTCATACATAATTTATCAGGATAAATTATCTCAGCAGGATTCTCAACCAAACAAGATGTTGTTGCAGTTTGTGAATAAATTCCAATACCACTATCAACAACAGTTATGTTGTATGTTCCAGCACTTAAATTAGTAAGTGGTAATGTTATAGAAGAACCTGAGTAATAGTAATTATATGGTGGTGTTCCACCTGTAACATACAATGTTAAACTACCATCATTAAATCCATTAATAGTAGGATTTGTAACCTGACACTCAGCATAAATGTTATCAGGTAACTCAGGAATAACACAATCAATAGTTTGTACATTATCACCATAATAGTCCGCAACTATTGTTGAGTATGTACCAGGTATAACATCATTATAAAGTAAATATGTATTATTTGTTGGCTCTATAGCTTGACCAATTTGAGTTTCAGTTCCCGCACTATAAAAACTATATGGTGGTGTACCACCTGTAACAAATAAACTAACTGAACCAGTTGTTGACCCGTCTAATGTTGGGAACACACTATCACATTCAACATAGAATGGAAAAATTGTTTTAACAGTACATTCATTTACTGTTGTAAAAATACCTGTACTCTGACTACCAAAATCAATTGTAATACCTGTTGGACAAGGATTTAATAAAATACAATTAGCACAAGATGTCTGTGCAGTCATACCAACTAAATCATAAATCAAAGGTTCATAAAATAATTCAGGTAATTCAACGTATGTTCCACATAACGTATCACCTTGTGTTGTTTCAATATAATAAATTTCATATTCTGAAACAGAACCAGGTATACCATTTACATAGAAATAGTCCTCAATATCACAACAATTTTGAAATCCAAAAGCCATTACTTATAAATAACAAAAAAACTGTTTTTATCCACACTTAATTTATTTAACATGAAAGTATTTGAGTTGTTTCACAAGAATTACCATCAATAACTTTACAAAACACTGTTGTTGACCCTGTAAGAGATATAGGTAAATTAACAATAACAGGCCAATAAACAGGGTCATATTCCGTTTGAACCAAAGAACAATTATTACCCGCGAAATCACATAAATAAATTTGAAAGGGAGGTGTTCCATTAATATTGGATATTTCAACGTATGTCATATTATATAATTACCAACAAGTTACAATTACTAATCCATTTCCACCTCTCCCACCTGTTCCACCTGTGGTTCCAGCACCTCCACCACCTCCACCACTACCAGGTCCTCCATCACCACCATTACCACCAGCAACGTTTGCCGAACCTCCTCCTGTACCACCAAGAGATACAAAAGGTTTCCACATAAACATACCGTCAATACCTCTACCACCATCTGCTGCACCACCTGCGACATTTTGAACAAACCCTGCACCTGTAATAGAACCTCCAGCTGAGGTCACGTTACCTGCGGTACGACCCGCACCTCCACATCCCGAACCAAGTGGGACTACCCCTGTCCCGTATGTGTTTACAGTAGGAACACCAGTTGCACTACCCGCAATACCATTAATACCCGCCCTTGCAACAAATTCACCTAAGGATGTCATGGCAGCTATGTTAGCCGCTGTGCCAGTACCCCCATTACCTCCTGTACCACCCGCACCTACAGTTCCAGGGTTTCCACCTGAACCACCGTTAAGACTAATTAGTAGATACGTTTGTGCGTTTCCAACACCTCCAACATTTGTTGCAATTGAAGTTGAACCTCCGTTAGAACCAACAGTATTTGCAGCACCTCCAGCCCCACCAGCGCCAACAGTAACTATTAAATTATCAGTTAAAAATATCCTTGGAATAATAATACGGTTAATCGCACCTGAACCTCCACCTCCACCACCACCAGCAGCTCCAGTTGCATCTGTAAAACCTCCACCACCACCACCGCCTGGACTTATTAAAACAACATGTACCATAGAAACACCGTTAGGTAATGCACAATTATGAACACCCGCACTACTGAAGATTTGTACTTTATGACCAATATTTGTTAAATTATATGCAAAATCCATAGTTATATTTTTACCAACACTGTATTATTACCAAACCATCACCACCTCTTCCACCAACACCTCCAACACCTGTGGGTGAAGTACCTGCACCACCTCCTCCACCACCACATCCAATATTACCATTACCACCAGCACCACCTGAAACAGGAGTTGTTCCTCCACCACCACCTCCACTTCCTCCGACAGAATAAAATGGTGTTAATGAAAATACACCAGGTGTCCCATCAGATGTTATAGTATTTCCAATACCGCCAGGATTTGTTGGTACAAAACCACCACCTGTCAAATTACCACCGTTTGTTGCCGTAGTCGCACCTGCTGCCATACCCCCTCCACCAGCACCTGATGTGAATGGTAACCCAATAGTCGCACCATAAGTAACTGAAGTGCCATTTGTAGTTGTTCCGTTACCACCACCTTGACCTCCAAGAGCAAACCATTGTCCTAATGTTGAATATAAAGCTTGAGCAACGTTAGCCGCGGTCGCACCAACTCCCCCTGTCGCACCAACACCACCTGTTCCCCCTGAAGCAACAACAACAAAAGTAGATACACCATTATTACGTGGAACTGGCATATCAACAGACGTGTTACCTCCCACACTACCTGAACCTGCACCTGAGGCTCCACCTGCCCCTCCTAAACCAATATTTATTATAAGTGAATCTGTTACAAACATTTCAGGAATTATTACTCTTGTAATCGCACCTGAACCTCCACCTCCACCACCTGACCTTGCGTTAGCGGATGTGTTTGTCGCACCACCAGCACCACCACCTCCAGCACCAATTGCCGTGATAGATAACATAGTTATACCAGGTGGTTTTATCCAACTACCCGACTGATAAAACACACTCGTTTTATACGTTGTATCCGCTAAATTATATAAAAAACTCATATTATATACTTATTACCAACATGTAATTATTACCATACCAGGTCCACCATTTCCACCTGTTCCACCTGTGGTTCCAGCACCTCCACCTCCACCTCCACTTCCAATCTCACCCTTACCACCAGAACCTCCAGTACCACCAGCAACAGAACCACCACCAGCTCCACCAACACTATAAAAACCTTTTAATCTAGAAGTTCCGCTACCACCATTTTGAGCACCTCCAGCACCTCCACCTGTACCACCCACAGATGAAGGCATAAATAAAACACCTGAAACATTACCACCATTAAAATTTCCGTTAGCTGCACTTTTTCCACCTCCAGCGGCTCCTCCTGATACAGTTGTACTATTACCGTTAATTGTCACACTACCACCTATTGCCGCGTTAGCACCTGCGGCACCCGCCTGACCTGCGATAGATAAAAAAGTCCCTAATGCTTGATAAACAGCGTTAGTCTGTGCACCAATAGCCCCTGCACCACCTCCAGCCGAAGCACCTCCCGCAACACCTACGTTACCACCTTGACCACCATTAGCCTGTATTACTCTTGTTGCCGCAACGTCACTACCTCTAGCACAATCAACAAAAGTATTACCCGCAGTTGCTCCTCCACTACCTCCAGAGCCACCAATACCACCCGCAGCGACAGTTATTTCTAAACTGTCGGTTAAAAAAATCGCAGGAATAGTAAGTCTTGTTATAGCCCCCGAGCCACCACCTGAACCACCAGACGCAGCGGTACTAACAGATGAGTTACCTGAACCACCTCCACCACCAGCACCAATTGCCGTGATGTGTATCATGGTAATACCTCTTGGTTTAATCCAATAAAAAACGCTTGAAGCGGTATTATTACCAATAGGTCCAATAAAGACTTGGTCTTTATATTGATTATCCGCTAAATGATAATAATCTATCATAATACATTACGCCCATGATGGTGTTACTTTACGTGGTGGCGAATATTTAAATCTATATCCATACGGACCTTCTATAACTAAAGTGTTACCACTTAAATCAGTTAATCTAAGTAACTCGGTACCTTCATTATTTAACTCTTGGTATCCTTCACTTACAGGACTACCGTATTCAAAAACAATTTCATAGTATATCATTAGTAATCTCCTCCTATAACTGTAGCTTGTATTCCCGCAACAACTGCTGTACCTATGGTACAATACATAATATATCCGGCAGGTAATGCAAAGTTTAATGGTAATTCATAGTTTGTTGACGCACTAGTTTGAGACGCAGTATTTGCAGCAATTGTGATTTCATCCCAAATTGTGCTGTTATTGGGAGTTGCCAAAGCGCCTCCATTATTTATAAAAACCCTAGCCATTGTAGCGGCATTATTCGTGTTAGTGGACTGATGTCTAAATCTTATCTTTTGAACATAACTTCCGTTAGTATTCGCACTAAAAACCATATATGAAGTTCCCGCAGACAAGTTACCTGTATTGGCAACCGTCATATTAGTCGTCCACATAATCTCAGGTGTTAGTGTAAAAATTGGAGCTGTATTTGCTGGCATATTATTATATTAGTTTAATTTCTTTTATTATAAATATTATATATAGTTAAAATTGTTTGCAGTTGTATAAACAAGTCCTAAAGTGAACGAACCACCCGCCGCTCCATCAACACCACTTGTTCCTGATGAACCTGAACCAGAACTTCCTGATGAACCACTTGAACCAGAACCTGATGTTCCTGATGAACCAGCAGTACCTGAAGAACCACTTGAACCAGAACCTGATGTCCCAGATGAACCCGCGGTACCTGAAGAACCACTTGAGCCAGAACCTGAAGTCCCCGATGAACCCGCAGTACCTGAAGAACCACTTGAACCAGAACCTGATGTTCCTGATGAACCAGCAGTACCTGAACTACCTGATGAACCCGAACTACCTGAAGTACCTGATGTTCCAGATGAACCGCTAGTACCACTACTTCCATTTGACCCTGAAGTTCCCGATGAACCTGAAGTACCTGATGACCCTGAAGTTCCCGATGAACCACTAGTTCCTCTTGAACCCGTACTACCCGATGAACCAGAGCTTCCTGATGACCCACTTGAACCCGAACCAGATGTTCCTGAAGAACCTGAACCTGATGACCCACTTGAACCAGATGTTCCACTAATACCATCTAGACCACTTGTTCCTGAAGAACCTGAACCTGAACTTCCTGATGACCCAGCACTTCCTGATGTTCCCGAAGAACCGCTAGTTCCTGATGAACCTGAACCAGAACTTCCCGATGACCCAGCGCTTCCTGATGTTCCTGAAGAACCACTTGTTCCACTACTTCCTGTGATACCCGACGAACCAGAACTACCTGATGAGCCAGCACTTCCTGATGTTCCTGAAGAACCACTTGTTCCACTTGAACCAGAACTACCCGATGACCCAGCGCTTCCTGAAGTTCCACTTGTACCGCTAGAACCTGAAGTTCCCGATGAACCACTGGTACCTCTTGACCCTGTACTTCCTGAAGAACCTGAACTTCCACTTGAGCCTGATGAACCTGATGTTCCCGAAGAGCCGCTAGACCCACTTGAACCTGATGAACCTGACGAGCCACTCGAACCAGATGTTCCTGATGAACCGCTAGTCCCCGAAGAACCTGAACCTGAACTTCCTGATGACCCAGCACTTCCACTTGAGCCAGAGGTACCCGAAGAACCTGACGTTCCGCTACTACCTGTAATACCCGATGAACCAGAACTTCCTGATGAACCACTACTACCTGATGTTCCTGAACTACCACTAGTTCCACTACTTCCTGTAATACCTGAAGAACCTGAACTACCACTACTTCCTGATGAACCACTAGTTCCACTACTTCCTGTAATACCTGAAGAACCACTACTTCCTGATGAACCACTAGTTCCTGATGAGCCAGACGTTCCCGAAGAACCAGTATTTCCACTAGAACCTGAAGAACCACTTGTACCCGATGAACCCGATGTTCCACTAGAACCCGATGAACCACTTGAACCAGTGCTACCTGAAGAACCGCTAGTTCCTGATGTACCTGATGAACCTGAAGTTCCTCTTGAACCTGTACTTCCTGAAGAACCAGAACTTCCGCTTGAACCTGATGACCCACTTGAACCTGAAGTTCCTGATGAACCACTAGTTCCTGATGAGCCAGCACTTCCTGATGACCCTGAACTTCCTGAAGAACCTGAAGTCCCTGAACTACCACTAGTTCCACTACTTCCTGTTAAGCCTGAAGACCCACTACTTCCTGAAGAACCACTTGTTCCTGATGAACCTGATGTACCAGAACTACCTGTATTACCTGAACTCCCACTTGAACCTGAACTTCCTGAAGAGCCTGAAGTTCCAGAACTACCACTTGTACCCGAAGAACCTGTATTACCCGAACTTCCACTTGAACCAGCACTACCTGATGAACCGCTAGTTCCAGAAGAACCTGATGTGCCAGAACTTCCAGTAATACCTGATGAACCTGAACTACCACTTGAACCTGAGCTCCCTGAAGTTCCAGAACTTCCACTAGTACCCGATGAACCTGTATTTCCACTTGAACCTGAACTACCCGCACTTCCACTTGAACCCGATGTTCCTGAACTTCCACTTGTTCCTGATGAACCTGTATTACCCGAACTTCCGCTACTTCCTGAAGAACCACTTGACCCTGAAGTACCCGAAGAACCAGATGTTCCTGAACTTCCACTTGAACCAGAAGAACCGCTAGTCCCTGATGTACCTGAAGAACCACTTGTTCCTCTTGAGCCCGTACTACCTGATGACCCTGAGCTTCCACTTGAACCTGAGCTTCCTGAAGTTCCAGAAGAACCACTTGTTCCACTACTTCCAGTATTACCTGACGAACCTGACGACCCACTTGAGCCAGAAGAACCTGAAGTTCCAGAAGAACCACTTGTTCCACTTGAGCCAGCACTTCCGCTAGACCCCGAACTACCTGAAGAGCCAGAAGAACCTGATGTTCCACTTGACCCAGAAGTTCCTGATGAACCACTATTACCCGAAGAACCTGAGCTTCCACTTGAACCAGAAGAACCTGATGTTCCTGAAGAACCTCCAGTACCACTTGAGCCAGTACTTCCACTACTACCTGATGAACCCGAACTTCCTGATGTACCTGAACTACCACTAGTCCCTGAAGAACCTGTATTTCCACTTGAACCCGAACTACCCGAAGAACCCGATGAACCTGTACTACCTGAACTTCCACTTGAGCCTGAAGACCCTGATGTTCCACTACTACCCGATGTACCTGAGCTTCCACTAGACCCTGACGAACCACTTGAGCCAGAAGAACCTGATGTTCCAGAACTTCCACTAGTACCGGATGAGCCAGTGTTTCCGCTTGAACCTGAACTACCCGAGCTTCCTGAAGAACCACTTGTACCTACTGAACCTGAAGTACCAGCACTACCGCTAGAACCACTACTTCCACTTGAACCTGATGAACCTGAGCTTCCACTAGAACCAGAACTACCTGATGTACCAGAACTTCCGTTAGAACCTGATGTACCTGAACTTCCTGATGTTCCTGATGAACCACTAGTTCCTCTTGAACCCGTACTACCTGATGAACCTGAACTTCCAGTTGACCCTGACGAACCACTTGAACCAGAACTACCAGATGTTCCTGACGAACCACTAGTACCCGATGAACCTGTATTTCCACTTGACCCTGAACTACCACTTGAACCAGAAGAACCTGATGTACCAGAACTACCATTAGAACCTGAAGTTCCAGATGAACCTGATGAACCTGAACTACCGCTTGAGCCAGCACTTCCCGATGTTCCTGAACTACCGTTAGAACCTGATGTTCCACTTGAACCACTACTACCTGATGAACCTGTGCTACCACTTGAACCAGATGAACCACTTGTTCCAACACTTCCGCTAGACCCTGAACTACCCGAACTTCCTGATGAACCACTTGTACCTGATGACCCAGAAGTTCCTGACGAGCCAGATGAACCTGATGAACCAGCACTTCCCGAAGAGCCACTTGTCCCTACTGAACCCGATGTTCCGCTTGACCCTGTAATACCTGATGAACCCGAACTACCTGAAGACCCACTTGAACCTGATGTTCCTGAACTTCCACTAACACCTGATGAGCCTGAACTTCCACTAGAACCTGATGACCCTGAAGTTCCTGTTGAGCCAGATGTTCCTGAACTACCACTAGAACCAGATGACCCTGAGCTTCCTGATGACCCACTTGTTCCCACACTACCACTAGTTCCTGAAGAACCCGTACTACCACTTGAGCCAGAAGAACCTGAACTTCCTGAAGTACCTGTTGAGCCAGATGTTCCTGAACTACCACTCGTACCTCTTGAACCTGTACTACCTGAACTTCCGCTTGAACCTGATGAACCGCTACTACCTGATGAACCACTTGTTCCAGAAGAACCTGATGTACCAGAACTTCCGCTTGAGCCAGATGAACCAGCACTACCACTTGAGCCAGATGTCCCTGATGAACCACTCGTTCCACTTGAGCCAGTATTACCTGACGAACCAGAACTACCCGAACTTCCGCTAGAACCACTTGTACCCGATGTTCCTGAAGAACCACTAACACCTGATGACCCCGAACTCCCACTACTTCCACTTGAGCCAGAGCTTCCTGATGTACCACTTGAACCTGATGTTCCTGAAGACCCTGTACTACCACTTGAACCAGAAGAACCTGAACTACCCGATGTTCCAGCACTACCACTACTACCACTTGAACCTGATGTTCCAGCAGACCCCGATGTACCAAAACCTGATGACCCCGAACTTCCTCCCGAACCTGAGCTTCCACTAGAACCTGAAGTTCCTGAACTACCGCTAGTACCTGAAGAACCTGATGTTCCACTAGAACCAGATGAACCACTACTACCTGAAGAGCCAGATGAACCAGCACTTCCAGATGTACCAGAAGACCCTGAACTACCGCTAGAGCCTGAGGTACCACTTGTACCTACTGAACCTGATGTACCAGAACTTCCAGATGTCCCTGAAGTACCTCTCGACCCTGTTGAGCCTGAACTACCTGAAGACCCTGAACTTCCAGATGAACCTGATGTTCCGCTACTACCTGAAGTACCGGCAGAACCTGAACTTCCTGAACTACCATTAGAACCTGATGTTCCACTAGAACCTGCACTTCCCGAACTTCCACTTGAACCTGATGTTCCTGCAGAACCCGATGCACCACCTGTTCTATAATAAGTTTTACCTGTATTATCTACAACAACAAATTTTGTTTGATTATCATCTTGAGTAATTTGAGCAATTGTTAATTCATTTGTTGTTGTTGCCGATGCAGTTATTTGATTAACATTAAATAAATCATTCCCTCCTAATCCTAAATCACCTGTCATTTGTCTTCCACCATCAACTAAAAGATATTGTTGGTGGTCATCAGCAGTTAAACCTAACAAATTACCGTGTACCGATGTCGCGTTAACACCACTTGACTTAAAACCAATTACAGGTCTAATATCCTCAATTTGAACAATACCTCCAAATCCTTGTTGGATATAAACAGACGCAATTGATACCACACCATCCGTAAAATAATCAGGAGGTAATGGTAATGGAGCCGCCTCAGCTTCAACAAGAGTCGCATATTCTTGTTGACCTAAAACTAAAAAGTATTCTTCATTAATACCTTCACCGACAACATATAATGTATGTTTAGTATAATACGATGTGGTTAATGCTGATAATGAATTTTCATTTTTATTATATTGAAAATTATTTACAAACGTAGTTGCACTTCTTGTCCAATTTGTACCATTGTTCCAATATTGTGTAAAACTTATTGGTGTTCCACCTGTTGGTGTAAAATTATTTTCTGATAACCAATAACTACCAGATGTCACATCAAGAGTAAATGATGTTGAACCTGTTGTAACAATAGAACCTGTTGAATAAACTGGACCTAACGCTTGTCTGTTAAAGCTTGATAATAAATTTGCAGTATGTTGAGCGTTGTATGGCGCAGCATCAATCAATTCAATACCTGTCGCGTTTGTAACTACTCGACCCATAATAATATTATAGAATGGGTCAGGTAATCCTGAATTTGCAACTAACGTTCCGTTATTTGAAATATAAATGTAGTTATCAGTTTCAGCACTTAATGTTAACTGACCATCAACCCAATCATATCTTTTAATAATACTATTATCTGTTTGGTCAGCTAAATATCCAAATCCTGCAGATGTATTGATTGTTCTACCACTAACAATAGTAATTGTACCACCACTTAATAATCCCATTGGACTACCTTGAAAAATCAGTGTAGAAGCATCTGTATGTGTTCCATCTGCGAAAGTAACCGATAACTTTCTTGTTACGTCGTTCTCACCATCCGTATCATCCAAGAAGTTCCAATAAAAGTCCTCACTTGCTGTAATTATTTTTGAGTGGTCTGAAATACCCTGAAATCTACCTATTGTCGATGCGTTTTCAATTAAAAAGTCATTAGTAATTGAATCGTGAATCATGGTACCAACCATTCTAAAAGTAGGCCCACCACCTGTATTTGGTACGTAAACGGCAATATCCCATTCTTGAATATCCATACCTGTTCCTTCCAATACCGCAGAGTCTGATAACACAAATGCGGTTGAACCTGTTAGTAATGCACCTTCAAAAGTACACCCGTTGAACGATAAAAGTGTTCCAGAGCCAGTACCGCTATTACCAATAACATCATCATATGTTGGGAACAAGAAATAGTTTTCCATATTACCCAACGCCTGAAACCCATTAGTTGCTTCAACTTTTAATCCGTAACTAAACTCACCATTAACATCGACATATTCACCATAGAACTTGGTATCTTGTGTTGATGATTTTATCCATACACCAATATCTGAATCATATATTGAAATCTTATGAGCTTGTCCAAAATCACCGATATCATCACAGTGAATTGCCGCATATCCTGCACCAGCACCTGATAATGTTAAAAACGATACTTCGTTATTAATACCTATATTAATAATATGTTGAGTAGAACCCGTTGGGACAATTTGTGTAGTTTGAATATTACTACCCTCAATACTCACATACGGTTTTCCAGTTAAATTAATTTGTCCCTCAGAAAATAACCCAGGTCCAACTCTAACCAAAAAACGATTATTAATTGACGAACCTGTAATCCAATCAACTGCACTCTTAATAGATGTAAAGTCACCACCTTTTTTAGCGACCGTAATAACTCTTGGGTCTTGGTTAACTTCATATAACGGAGCGTCAATCGGTATTGTAGTTTTTAAGAATGTATCAGTACCTTCAATTTTACCTGTTGCAGTTGGATGTTCAACTAATACGTCTTGAGTATTATTTTCAAAGTTAAGAGCCGAACCAAATATACTTGGAGCTGAGCCCGTGTTTGGAGCATATATCGCAGTTACCCATCGTTGGAAATTAACTGCCGTTAATCTTAACGAACCTCCGTTTTCAACCCAAAATCCTGTTCCTGCCGCAACCCCAACAGCCTTTGTTAATAAACATCCGTTAACAATAAACGTACAACCTGGTTGGTCTGCCTTTGCAAATATTAATCCTGATGTCGTACTAACACCTCCATTAGTAGATGTAACGTTTCTAAGTTGCATCCTACCAATACCACTACCATCATTTGTAACATAGAAACCTATAGTAAATGGATATCCACCATACTTAACGTTAGAACACTGTATGATACAGTTTCCACCACCTGTTCCAACAACTTTTGCGTGAGTATAGTTTGTACCAAATCTTACGTTTTCAACATATGCAATTGCATTAGTTTGAGGAGTTGTCGATGATGAATAAACAATAGACGACGCACTTGTTCCTGATGAACCTTGAATTTGCATGTCCTGAACCATTGATTGGTCGGCCATGATGAAAACACTATTATTAGGATTACTTGCTTGTAGGATAGTTGTTGTACTATCACCACCTCTAACCGTAATCCATGATTTCATTGTGATGGTATCTTCAATATATAAACCAGGATAAACTCTAACTTCCCAAGTACTATTTGGAGTTGCACCTGTTATACTATCTACCGCATCTTTAACGGAATTAAAGTCTGTTGAACTACCACTTAATCCAACAGTTACATAATTTTCTATAATTGTATTAAAATTATAACTTAACGATGTCCAATTTGTACCATCACTAGTTATTTGAATTGAATCATTCTGAATTAATGTAACCGTAGTACTCCCATCTATAGTTTCACTACCATTTGGGTCAACAGTTATTGTACCGGTACCATTATTTTTAATTACATATAATTTACCCTGCACACCTACCGCAGTAGGTAAATTAATAGTAAAAGTACCACCAGAGACAGCGACCATATAGTCGTCATCAGTAATCGTATATGTACTACCAATTGTTACTTGTGGATATGTTATACCACCTAAGGATATTATACCCCTTCTCGCAACAAACTCATTTGCCATTTATTCTTTCCTTTTTTCCCTATCCAAAAGAAAATTCTTCTATGTTTATTTGTTAATAAATATACTTGAAAAGTATTCTGTCAATCCTAAAATGAAAAAACCATCACATTTATTATTATGTGATGGTTCATGTTTTTATATATTTTAATATTAAATTGTAATTCTTGTTGATATACTAATGTTCCAACTACCTTTATTCACATCAGCCCAAAACTCAACATTACCACCTGACACCGTAACCCTTAACTCAATACCCAAAGTAGAGTCATTTAAGTCAGGAGTTGATATATCAACATAAGTAGCGTTAGATGTGTCCCAAATACTCATTACTTGGCCACCTCTTGTTGCAGTTGTGGTTGGATTATTAACCCAATAATCAAAAATTGCACTACGTCCTAATGATGTACTAAATGAACAAATACGTGTTGATGCGGTAATACTTGTACCACTACAAGAAGTTAAAGATTGTTTTCCATATTCAACAGTATCACCTGTAATACCTAAAGTTGTACCATCAAAAGTTAATTTACTTTGAGCAATCGCACTATTTGTAGAGGTACCTGAAGCAGTTAATATTCTGTAATCAGCAGGATTAGCAATTGTATTGAAACCTGTACCTGATGTACCAGCACTACCGCTAGAACCCGAAGTTCCACTTGAGCCGGATGAACCTGAACTGCCAGAAGACCCTGATGTTCCTGAAGAACCACTTGTACCCGAACTTCCTGAGGTACCACTTGAACCTGACGAACCACTTGACCCAGATGAGCCAGAACTTCCGCTAGAACCAGATGTACCCGAACTTCCTGAACTACCACTACTACCTGAAGACCCTGATGTACCACTTGAACCAGAAGTTCCTGTAGAACCGCTAGACCCTGATGAACCTGATGTTCCTGAAGACCCACTACTTCCCGAAGTACCTGATGAACCACTTGACCCACTTGACCCACTAGTACCAACCGACCCAGAAGAACCGCTTGTACCAACACTTCCTGAACTTCCACTACTACCTGATGAACCAGACGAACCTGAAGTTCCAGATGAACCACTAGTACCAACACTACCTGACGACCCAGAAGAACCCGAGCTCCCTGATGTCCCACTTGAGCCCGATATTCCTGAAGAACCGCTAGTACCTACACTACCGCTACTTCCACTTGAACCAGATGTTCCTGTAGAACCGCTAGACCCTGATGAACCACTACTACCCGATGAACCTGAAGAACCACTTGTTCCTGATGTACCCGCACTTCCTGAAGAACCGCTACTACCTGAAGAACCAGAAGAACCACTAGTACCAGATGTACCTACGCTACCACTACTACCAGAAGAACCACTACTACCGCTAGACCCTGAACTACCTGATGTTCCACTTGAGCCAGATGTTCCAACACTTCCACTAGACCCTGAACTACCCGATGAGCCAGAAGACCCTGATGTTCCGGAACTTCCTGAAGAACCGCTACTACCACTAGTACCAGAACTTCCCGTAGAACCAGATGTTCCGCTACTACCTGATGAACCAGAAGTTCCAACACTACCACTAGAACCAGAACTTCCTGAACTCCCACTACTACCTGATGTTCCGCTTGACCCAGATGTTCCAACTGAACCTGATGAGCCAGAGCTTCCTGAACTGCCACTTGAACCAGAAGAACCTGATGTTCCACTACTTCCCGATGAACCACTACTACCGCTAGTTCCTACACTACCTGAAGAACCTGAACTTCCGCTTGTTCCCGAAGAACCAGTTAGACCTGAAGAGCCTGAACTTCCACTACTACCACTAGAACCACTTGTTCCTGAAGAGCCACTTGTACCTACACTACCGCTACTTCCACTTGAACCAGAAGAACCTGATGTACCAGTTGACCCAGATGTTCCTGTACTACCCGAAGAACCGCTACTTCCACTTGAACCTGATGACCCTGAAGTTCCTGATGAACCAGTTAATCCCGAAGAGCCTGAACTTCCACTAGACCCACTTGAGCCAGAAGTTCCAACACTACCGCTACTTCCACTTGAGCCAGAAGTACCTACACTACCACTTGAACCAGAACTTCCTGAAGTACCTGTTGACCCAGATGACCCTGAAGTTCCTGATGAACCACTTGTACCAGCACTTCCCGAAGTTCCAACCGAACCCGATGAACCACTAGAGCCCGAAGAACCACTACTACCTGATGTGCCACTTGAACCTGAAGAACCTGTTGACCCTGAACTTCCACTACTACCACTTGTTCCAGAAGAGCCAGTTAAACCTGAAGACCCAGAACTTCCACTACTACCCGAAGAACCTGAAGTTCCTACCGAACCACTACTACCTGATGTTCCAGTACTCCCCGAACTTCCACTTGAGCCTGCACTACCTGATGAACCTGATGTTCCACTAGAACCCGATGAACCACTTGACCCAGTGCTACCTGAAGTACCACTAGACCCACTTGAGCCAGAAGTCCCAACACTACCGCTACTTCCAGATGAACCTGAACTTCCACTTGAACCAGAACTTCCTGAAGTACCTGTTGACCCAGATGTTCCAGAACTTCCTGTAGAACCCGATGAACCTGAACTACCCGATGAGCCACTTGTACCAGCACTTCCTGAAGTCCCAACCGAACCCGATGAACCACTTGAACCTGAAGAACCTGATGTTCCAACACTACCAGATGAACCAGAACTTCCTGAAGTACCAACAGAACCACTACTACCTGAGCTTCCACTTGTTCCCGAAGAACCAGTTAGACCTGAAGAGCCTGAACTTCCGCTACTTCCTGATGTTCCAGAACTTCCTGTAGAACCCGATGAACCTGAACTACCTGATGAACCACTTGTACCAGAAGTTCCAACACTTCCACTTGAACCAGATGAACCGCTAGAACCTGATGTTCCTGAAGACCCTGTTAAACCCGAAGAACCACTTGACCCTGAAGTACCAACACTACCTGATGTACCTGAAGAACCAGAACTACCACTAGAACCTGAACTTCCTGATGAACCAGAAGAACCACTACTACCACTAGTTCCTACACTACCAGATGAACCACTTGTACCACTAGAACCTGTACTTCCACTTGAGCCAGAACTTCCACTAGTACCTGTTGAGCCAGAACTTCCACTTGAACCAGAAGAACCCGATGTACCAACACTACCTGAACTACCACTAGAACCTGAACTTCCTGATGAACCACTAGAACCTGAAGTTCCAGATGTACCAGAAGAACCTGTTATTCCAGAACTTCCACTTGAACCTGACGAGCCTGAAGACCCTGATGTACCGACACTACCACTAGAACCAGACGTTCCACTTGAACCTGTACTTCCGGATGAACCTGAACTACCTGAGGTACCCACAGAACCTGATGTTCCTGAACTACCTGAACTACCTGATGTACCCGCAGAACCTGAAGAACCACTTGTCCCCGATGTACCTGAGCTACCACTATTACCTGAAGTTCCGCTAGTACCATTAGTACCGTCAACACCACTCAAACCTGAAGAACCCGATGTTCCAACACTACCTGAACTACCACTACTACCACTTGACCCCGCACTTCCTGAAGAGCCACTTGTACCAGCAGTTCCTGAAGTACCAACAGAACCAGAACTACCACTTGAACCCGAAGAACCTGATGTTCCAACACTACCAGAACTTCCTGAAGAGCCTGTACTTCCACTTGAACCTGATGTTCCTGCAGAACCAGAACTTCCTGAAGAGCCTGTGCTTCCACTTGAACCTGATGTTCCTGAACTACCTGTTATACCACTTGAACCTGAACTTCCTGAGGAACCAGAAGAACCTGATGTTCCCGAAGAGCCAGTTAGTCCTGAACTTCCACTACTACCACTAGACCCTGTACTTCCTGAAGAACCTGAACTACCAGAAGTTCCAGATGTACCAGTACTACCTGATGTCCCTGAAGAACCATTAACACCAGAACTTCCTGATGAACCTGTACTTCCACTACTTCCTGATGTCCCACTTGAACCTGAAGTTCCACTTGAACCTGAAGTTCCAGCAGAGCCAGAGCTACCACTTGAACCTGAGCTACCAGCACTTCCGCTTGAACCTGATGTTCCTGAGCTACCGCTTATTCCACTTGAGCCTGATGAACCAGCACTGCCACTTGAGCCTGATGAACCTGATGTTCCTGTACTACCTGATGACCCCGTACTTCCACTTGAACCAGAACTTCCAGATGTTCCAGATGAACCTGTTAAACCTGAACTACCCGATGAACCCGAAGAACCTGTGCTACCTGACGTTCCTGAACTACCACTAGTGCCTGAAGAACCTGTGCTACCTGACGTTCCGCTAGTACCTGAACTTCCAGTTAATCCACTACTTCCAGAACTTCCACTTGAACCTGATATTCCTGAACTTCCTGATGAACCCGTACTTCCACTTGAACCTGACGAACCAGCACTACCTGATGTACCAGAAGAACCTGTTAACCCACTTGAACCTGATGACCCTGATGAGCCTGAAGAACCCGAAGAACCCGAAGAACCCGAAGAACCCGATGTACCACTTGAACCTGTACTTCCTGAAGAACCACTTGAGCCCGAACTTCCTGATGTACCTGAACTACCAGTAATACCACTTGACCCACTAGAACCTGAAGAGCCTGATGTACCACTAGAGCCTGAAGACCCTGATGTTCCTGAAGTTCCAACACTTCCCGAAGAACCACTTGAACCTGAAGAACCAGATGTTCCTGAAGTTCCAACACTTCCCGAAGAACCACTTGAGCCCGATGAGCCACTTGAGCCTGAACTACCTGATGAGCCAGACGTACCTGAAGTTCCAGATGAACCTGAGCTACCTGAAGAACCACTTGTTCCTGATGAACCTGAGGTACCACTTGAACCTGAGGTTCCAGCACTACCACTACTTCCTGATGTTCCTGAACTACCACTTGTACCAGAACTTCCTGATTCACCTGATGAACCAGAACTTCCTGAAGAACCATCCGCTCCATTATGAATCCAAGAAAATGTATATGTGCTACCACTTGTTAAATTACCATTACAAGTAAAAGGTATGTCTAAAGTAATATCCCAATAAGGTCCATTATTAACTATAGTTAAAATTTTGTAAATACCTAATATAGGAAAATTACCAACTTCTTCAATCTGTAAATAAACTTCTTGACTTAAATTGATAGAATCTTGAATTGCGGTTAACCAATTATCATAATTAATATTATAAACATCATTATCTGCAATAGATATATAATTTACTGAACATAACTCATTAATGTTTGTTGCAAAAAACCCTTGGTTAGGGTCATTTGGGGTAACTATAGATGATGTCCATAACCATCTACCGCTATTAGCACCGTCATTACCACTATATCCACTTGAGCCAGATGTACCAGATGTCCCACTAGCACCATCAACACCGTTTATACCACTTGTTCCAGCACTACCACTTGAGCCAGAGCTACCCGATGTACCCGAACTTCCTGAAGAACCGGCGGAACCTGAACTCCCTGACGTACCGCTAGTACCATCACCACCTGAAACGGTAATACCTGTAACACTTACAACGGTACCATCACTATTATATAATTCTAAAGTGCTTGTACCTGAAAAGAACGTACCACCAGTTAATTCTGTTCCTTGAGCAAAAACTCTCCATCTCGCATCATTTCTTGATGTTCCACTAACACCTTCAATTGTTGAACCTGTCCAAGCGTTAATAAATGCCTGTCCTTCAGGTGTATTATTTTTTACAATTGTCTCATAAGATAATTGAGTAACAGAATTAGCACTTACCGCAGCGTCCCATAAATCGTTATAGTTGTCTATTTGAAATTGGTATGCCGTTTCAGTTTCATTAACCCAAACAATCATACCTAACCTTCTTCTACCTGATGAAAAATTATCAGAGTTAAGGGTTAAATAAGTCGGCATAAATGTACCATTACCAATTGTGATATTAATTGGGATAGTATTTGCACTAAGTTGTTGTTGTCCCTTCCCACTAAATGACAACCCTAAATTAGTAAGGTAAGCGGCTTCTTGCCAACCCCCAACATTTAAGACGTTAAAGTTGGTTCCGTATGGACTTGTTCTTGCTACACTGAAAGGTCCTGTTATTTGGGACGCACTTATTGGATTTTGATACGGTATTGCCATTTTGTTACTTACTAATAATTATCTTTTTTTAGGTTTTATATACCCCTTTGAAGTAGTAATTATTTTTATCAGGAAGTTTTGGTGGTAACAATCCGTCATTAGATAAGTATAAAATTCTATATGTTCCCGCAGGTATTGAACCACCTGAGGTTATAACATCCCCAACCGAAATTTTAGGGTCAGGAGTTGCTAAAATGTCAAAGTCACAAGGTTGTGACTGATAGCCCACATTTACACTCATATTATTCAAAGTTCCTCCGACACCATCAAGTGGTATCCAAATCGTATACATGTACTGTAAACTAGTATTAATATCACTATTATTAACTTCAATAGTTTCAAATGTGTATTGGTTAATCAAACATCCAAAACTATCTTTAATCGTACTTGGGAACTGATTTAAAGCACCTTTTAAGTTTGTAGGTTGTACAAAGTTTCCTGTTCCACCTGTAAATCCTGAGTATGATGCGTATTTGTTCATCATATAACTGTAATTTGGACTTGTTGGTAATGGAAGCGCTCCTGAATTACCCCATCCGTACCAACTAACATTAGTGTCAGGTGTTACACCATCCGCTAAGTAATACATATAACTTCCTAATCCAAACAACGAACCACCTGCAGAAGAATCTTGAGGTTCTGCAAATACGTAAGCATAATACAAAGGTTTTGTAATAGATGGTGTTGGAGTAAATGTTGGTGTTGTAGTAACTGTTGGTGTAACAGTTTGTGTAACACTTGGTGTAAGAGATATTGTTGGTGTAACACTTGGGGTAATTGATGGTGTCGGTGTTGGTGTCGCTGGTAGAGCCGGCGCATTACAACATGGTCTATCAATAATGTAAGGATTATTAGTCGGATAAGAGTAAGAATTTAAACTAAAACTACTTAAAACACTTATATATAATTTTTCAGGTAACGGTATGATAACAATCCCCTGAGATGACTGTTTTAAAAACTGAACTAAAAACTTACCTTCATTTTTTGTTTCTCTACTTGTGAATTGATAATTCACATAATAAGTAATATCTAAAGGATTTACTGTAGACGCACTTGTTGTAATATAACATTCTTTGGATGCAACAATATATTTTTTATTAACTTCGTCATATACCGAAATTAAAATTGTATTACCCGAAATATTTTCATCTAAACCAAAATCACTTCTTCCGTTTTTTGATACCTCAACTTGGAAAACTGGTAACGTTGAATTTTTCTTAATAAACCATTCCATATTAGATAGATACGTAACTATTACCAATTTTTATCGTTAGTTTTTCTCTGATTGGTAAAATGTAAGTTCCTGTATCAGTAATAAAAACAAACTCCCCTTCATAAAGACCTTCTCTACTTGTATCACTTGAAGTGAATTTATAATAAACATAATATTCTGTCTCAGCGTTTGGGTCAACAAATGTCTTCTCAACAAACCCTCCTTTCTTATTCAGAATCTTATATGCTCCCGTTTTAACATCTATCATGGAAAAGTAAATCAACGAGTTTTCGATTATTGACATGAACTCTGTTATGTCAGCAATACCATCTTTAACCACTTGCATTTTAAGAACAGGTAGTGTTGCACCTTTGTTAATAAAAAATTCCATTAATAGTTTTTTAAATAAATATCAAAAAATCAACATTCTTTCCTTAAATTACTATCATAATGTTCAAATCTATCATGTTCGGTAGGTGTGAGTAGTAAAATACCAGGTTTTAACTTACCTTTAATTGTGTTTTGGAAGTTGTGAGACATCAAAGTTTGTTCATATGGGTGTTGATATTTTGTCTCCAAATAACATTTATAACTCCCACTTTTAGAAAGAATAATTGGCCAGTTACATAAATAAATTTCCCCTGACGCATATGGAATACCCTTATGTGTTTTTATCTCGTTGAACTTTGTTTTTGGTGCGTTTGGGTCTAAACCATGTTGTGGTAATCTTGGGTTTTTTGGCCAATGTTGTTCTCTGAAATTTTGTGGGACATTATACCAACTCCATTGTGTACTATTATCACCATAAAATTCTGTGAAATTTAATTTTAGGAAATCAAAGTTTTCTTTATTAACTATCTCTAAACTTTTCTGATATAGATTACTTACATATCTATTAAACCCATTTCTACACACTTCATTTTTTTGTGAGTAAAAAAACATGTCGTCCTCAAAAAATAACATATAGTCCAACCCTGTTTCATCAAAATGTTCAGCAATCCATTGTCTTCCACCTGTAATACCTATATTATCTTTTTTAATATGTTCAAAATCATATTCTTTACAAAGTCTTAAATATTCTTCGGTTGTTGATAGGTCGGTTGAGTTATCCAATAAAAACTTTTTTGGTTTATCTAAAAAATCTCTATCGTATTCAATCATGGATTGAATTAATGTTTCAAATTGTTTTGGTGAATTAAATGTTATTACATATAACGCAACTTTATCAATATCTAAATCGTTTTGGATTTTAACAAACTCTGTCTTTTTAACTAAAACATCATCTTTTAAATTTTCGAAGAATTTTCCAAATAAACCGTTATAATCGATTTCAAAATAATTTATATATTCTTTTAACTTATAAACCATTATTGAAAATATTGATTCCTCAGTTCCCATGTACCCACTCGATAGTGTATCATTCAATAGATTATAATATTCACCATTCATCTGTGATATGGTTTCTTTCGGTCCACCAAAAAATCCTCCACGAGCAACTTTCTTTACATCATCTTCAGCCCATTCGTTAATCTTTGGGTATGAAAATCCGTGTATCTCATTATTAGCGTCATATGGGAAACAAACGAATGTAAACTTATCAATATACTTACTTAAATTATTTAAAACCTTATCGTGTGTGAAATATCCTGGATGAACTGTATTTGTAAGTCCAGCATCAATCCAAAATAAAAACTCTGAATTAAATCTGTCAAAAATCCTTGCGTCGTTTAACAAAAACATTTTAGACATAACAAGAGGATTATACATTTCTAATCTACCTTGTGTCGATTCTTTTAACCAACCTGATTGATTATACCATTCAGGGTTATTTCTAATTTCTTGTATCTTATTATAAAAGTCATTTTCAACAAACCAACTCTTATCTCTTAAAATAAATTGAGTATTACTTTGGTCTCTTCTTTCCCAAACAAAATCCTCTAATTCTTTTTCACCAAAAATTATTAAGTTTTCCTCAACCTTTAATAGTTGTTCAAATTTTTCTAAATAATGTGAAAAAGAACGAGACCAACCTTCTTCAAGGTTTTCTCTACCAATATTCCACAATCCTGTAACTAATGTAATATTACTCATTCTGTATCTCTAACTTTATAGATTATATAATCAACAAATTCACTTTCAAACATTTGTCCTATCTCTTCATAAAAAATAACATCTCCAAAAACATCTTCTTGAAACATCGGTAAATTATGTGTGTTTGGAATCACACCCATACATTTACCTACATTACCTCTTGTGAAATCTTTTAATTTCCAATTAACATCACCTAACCAATTGTGTTTGAATATGTATAACTTGTTTTTATCTTTAACACTTTCTTTAATTACTTTGAATGCTTCTTCAGTGTATCTATCATCATCATCGGCAAACATTATAAAATCACCTTCTAATGAATTAATGTTCTCATTAATTAATGGATGTCCGTATTTCCACTTTTGTTCCCCTTGATTTAATATATGATTAACTTTGAATTTAAACTCATATCTTGATAATACTTCTGAAACAAAGTCGTGATTAATATCAGAGATTATTGTAAAAATATCTGTTGGGTCTAATTGGTCTTTGAATGACTCAATTAATCTTGGCAGTGTTTCTCTCCCGATTGAAGTACAAACAATATTAAGACTAAACATAACATTTCTCCCTTACATATTTTGTTTCATCATAAATGTCTAAAATTTCTAAAAACGCTTTTTGTAAGTCTAACCAATCACCAAATTCAAAAGCGTGACATTCATCCGAATGTTTACCTGTAATAGCCGTGAGAACTTCTTGTTCACTAATAAGTTGGTTATGTGTTGTTAAGTATTGATTAAAAATGTCTAAATATCCATTTAAAATATGTCTAACTTTTTCTGATGTTCCACCGAATAGACATCCAGGAACAACCTTTAATTCAACACCAAATAGTTGATTGAATTTAGAAACTGTTTCATAGTTCATCACAATTGAATTACCTTTCAAATGAATAAACCCGTGTTGGTTTATTTTATCAACCACCTTATCCAAAAAGTTTTTTGAATTAATTAGTGGAGCCATATAATCTCTCCACCCATCATGACAAGACGTTCCAATCAAACCAGCATCAATCCAAAAGATATTATCACAATCATGTGATTCATCAATTAAGAATTTAAGTTTATTTAAAACAACTTCTAAATAATTGTTAACACAATAAATTCTATCATAGTTAATTCCACCCGATAATTCTTGAGTTCTAATTCTATCAATTAATTCACAAGTTTCAGAAGTATTTAATTCTTTAAATTTAAATTCAACATTTGGAAAATTAAATTCATACTTTAAATTGAACTTATCATATGAATTTTGGTCAGTATAAATTACGTAACGATATTCAGGATAAATTATGTTTTTAATTGTTGCAACCAATAATGAAAAATTTTTATATCTCTCACTATTAATTCCTTCAACATATTTTAATTCATAAATCGCCGAAATTATTTTAGTACCATTTGTCATGTTCTGCATATATTATATTTGATGCTTTATAAGCATTATTTTTTATTTCAATTCCATTCAATAATGCCGAGAAACACATCTCATCTATGTTACCAGCGGGTATGTTTCTTAAACCTTTTTCTTTTTTATATTCAATACACTTGTCCCAAGTATCTAAAAAACTATTAAACTTATCTTCATCAATACTCAAGTATTGAATACAATCTTCAGGCATAACCTCCAACTTATCTTTATCAACCTCATGATTGAAATACTTTTCATACTCAAGTAATCGTCTACCTAATTCACTATTGGTATGAACTTGTTCGTTAAAATTATATGTTACAGGCCCTGATAAACAATTTTCATCAAACGCCCCCAAAATCTTTTCTTGATTAAAAAAAGATGGGTTAACTCTCATATCACAATCAACTAATATGATTTTAGTAAAACCAATACTTAAAGCAGCTCTTAACGAATATCTTTTAACTGAAAAATCAAAGTCATAGTAGTTTTTAGCATACTCCAAATAATTTGGATTAAAATCATTAATGTTAAAAGTGTGGACAAATTCTTGATTATTAATCTTACTTGGGTCATCAGTAATGACAACCAAATTTGTTTTATAATCTGATTCTATGATATCACCAATAAATCTATTAACTTGGTTATAATATCTTTCACCAAAACAAAAAGTAGCAAATGTAAATTTCATATCTTATAAATTTCCTGTTATTCTATCACACCATCCTTTAGATTCCGAGTGTGGCCAAACCACCCAATATTTAGGTTTTGAATCAGTTAAGAACTCTCTCCAAACTTTACAATAACCATCAGGGTCTCTTAGCATTCTATCAACTTCACCTTTATCAGCATCTTGTCTGTAAATGGTTTCATCTAATTCATTATGGAACGCAACAACCCAAAAGTCATAATCCTTTTCAGGTACTTGAGTAAACCCAATATCAATACAATGTTTGAATACTGATGTAAATGATTTTAACCATTCTTCTTCTGAATTGAAGTTATTTGGATTAGGTGGATAACCTTTATCTAATGTATATTGTTGAACGGCTCTCTTTGAAAAGAGTAGTCCTGAATATTTTTCATAATCTCTTAAACTTCTAACTTTACCAAAACCATATTTTCCGTGATTCATATTTTCCTCACCATCCATACCAAATAGAGAACGATTTTTCTTGTGAGCAAAATTATTCTTATCCACCCATTGTTTATCGTCGTCCCATTGTTTGGTTCTACCTTTGCGAGTATATTCATGCCAAATCAAAACTTTGTGTGGGTGGAATAAATCATATCCGTGAGTGTAAGCTCTTGCGGCAATTGAAATCTCTTCTCCGTGAAAATAAAACTCAGGGTCGTGTTGAACTTCTTTAGCGAACTTACCAAGAGTAAAACAGAAGTGAGCGGAATAAAATCTTGCGGTAACAGGTTCAGTTAGATTTTGCCAACCAGGAATTGTTTCAGGTAAAAAGAAAACCGCACCTTCAGGAATAAATCTATCAAACGCCATTCTCCACGGCTCGTTAACACGTAAACTTGGGTCATTGTCAGGGTCAAATGATGAAACATATCCTGTCAATAAAGGTTTCTTATATCCTTTCTTTTGAAGTTGTTTAATCATCTTAATCATCTCATCATCCCAATCTTCAGCAAACCTCATGTGTGAGTCAATTTGAAGAGTGTAATTTTCCTTATCATACACTTGTTGTATTTGATTTCTCGCCCAACATGCTCCTCTAGATTCATAATAAGGAATATCAATTATTCTAAATCTTTCATCATCTCTATATTCATCTAAATTATCAAAATTATCATCGCGATGATACTGACGAGCAATACCGAAAACTAAGTTTTCAGGTCGTTTAGCATTTTCTAATGCAGATTTTATAGTTGGGATTAACTGTGGGTCTCTATAAGACGCAACTTGTATAAAAATTTTCATGTAAACGTTTTACCCAAAATGTATTAATTTTAAATAAAAATTAAAGAAATAAATTAATAAGTTTGAGCAGTTTGATATGTTTGTCTTGCAACAGTTGCAGTAAAGTTATTTACAGTATGTAGCGTAGTCCATGTTGTTCCATTATTACTACCCGCAATAGTCCATGATTTAGGGTCTCTACTTTCAGCATCATTTGCGGTAGCCCATCTATATCCATTAAATGTTTTAGCAGTTGAGAACTGAAATATAAAATTAGTAACATTTCCGTTTGAGACAAAGTTTAAATCTAATCCTTTTGTTGCCAAATTACCATCAATTAATTTTGAGGGTTCTTCACCTACAGGATTACTACCACCAGGATTTGTAACGGTAACACCCGTCATACTTTGGTCAACACCATTTAACCTAAAAACAAATTCAGCAGCCTGTACAGCATTAGCATCAGGTGGCGATGTCTTTGTTTGAGTTATTTGCCATCTATAATAAGTAAATGAACTAACATAAGATGTCCAATATCCTGATGAGTTCAACCATGTTTTAGCCGCGGATGCACTTGCAAATGTTTGTGGTGTTCCCGTAAAACTTGATACGTACTGAGACAAACTAATAAAGTTATTATCTGTCTTACCTGATGTTCTCCAAAAACCAATATAAGCAGGAACTCCAACAGGATTTGGTTGTGTTCCTGATGGAACAGTATGAGCAATCACATAACCCAAATCTTCATCAGGCCCATTCCACCATCTTAAACCTGTGGATGTAAACCCACTTGTTGGTGTACCAATAGCAATACTTCCGACTTGTTCTGTCCCTGATATTGTTGAACCTGTGTTATATGCGAAGGGTCTTGATGTTGCCATTTTATTTATAATCCATATTTTGATTTAGTATTATTATAGTTTGTTGTTACATCACTGGCGGTTAATCCTGTGGTATAAAAATAACAGGCACCTATTTTACCATTTAAATAAAGTGATGATATACCAGTACCAATGTAACCCAAATAAAGAGGGTTAGTTTCACTATATGTATCAGTACCATGAGCGGTTGTTATATATTCGGTATTATTAATATACACTTTGGTGGTATTAGCAGTTGAGGTAATTCGTGAAACAAATGTAAATAAATACCAAGTATTAATTGAAACGGTTAACGTAGAGTCGGATATTTTTTGAACCCCCGTTCCATTTGTAACTACCCTCACAACGCCAGCATTCGAGAATAACCCACCCCAATACCCATCAAATCCAAATGAACTGGATAGTTTTCCAAAGACCGGAACTTGTTGACCTGAACTAGGTAAAACGTCAAATTTAACCCAAACTTGTATTGTTCTTTGGGTTGTAGTATTTAAACTAAGATTAGCAGTATGAGGTATACTTATTGTATTACTAGTCCCATTTAAATCAAAAATACCTCCGTCAGTAGACAACCAAGTGGCACCATTTATAGTTGCGTTATTCCCATTCCCCGTTTCATCAGTCCAAGTACCACTAACATAATTAGTTGCATCTAACTTCATAAATAAATTACTACTAATTACCCCACCCTCACTTGTTGATGACGGAGTAATTGTTGGTGTTGGTGTAATTGTATTTGTTGGGGTTTGTGTTGGTGTTGGAGTATTAGTTTGAGTGTTAGTAGGTGTAATTGTTGGTGTTATTGAAGGTGTTGGAGTTTGAGTATTAGTTGGAGTTGGAGTAGGTGATGGTGAAATAAATCTTGATGAAAATGAATTAAAGTTTGTTAACACTTCTGTTGAACTTAAAACTCTATTGTAAGTCATTGCAATTGAAACTCTACCATTTAATAAATTACCTCCTGCGCCATAAGAACCAATCCTTGTAGAACCATTACCACTTACAGGTGTTTTTTGAGCAGTATATGTACTATCCTGAACACCATTAACATATAGAATGAAACCATTTGTTGTGTCAAAAGTAAGACATGCATTATACCAAACACCATTACTAAAACTTGTTGTTGAGGGATAAACACCATAATTACCCCAATTTGAGTGTCCACAGTATAATTTATTTGAACCTGCAAAATACATAAAGTGTCCACCCGTATCGCTACTTAATAAGTTGTTATCAGCAGTTGAGTTTAGGTAAAACCAAACGTTTTTAGTATATGCTGTTATTCCAACAGGAGTACCTGCAACGTTAACATATTGATTACTTCCGTTAAATGTAAGGTATCCATTATTACTTGAACTGAATGTCGGAGTATTAATTAATGTTCCGTTGTTACCACTAAAACTTAAATCATCCCATCGTGAACCACTTCTTGGATATGATGAAACATAACCAGCATCAAGTAATAATGTTAATCCATTAGTTACAATATCAGGATAATCAAGGTTAACACAAATAAGTCCTGTTTGACCTGTATACCATCCTAACGCTTCGTTAGCGGTACTAAATGTTTGACCTGCAAATCCTTGAGTAAACCCAATAAGTTCTGAGTCGTTTTGAGCAACCACTATGGATGGTCCGGCAACAGCCTTGTTTCCATACATGGTATAACCACCTGATGGTGGTATAATAGAATTCCAAAATCCTGTAACACTTGTTGGCCCGTATTCCGCACCTTCATTAATACCTAAAACCCAATCCTTAACTTTAATCGTATTAGGATGAAAGGACGTTGAGTATTTTATTTTATTTGGTGGTATTGGCATTATCTTGCAACTTCTGTTATTCTTAACCACATTGATGTAGCCCCATTTACTATTGTAATACTATCATCCGCAGAATCTCTACGACACGCAACAACTACTGATTTTGCAGTAGTGTTAGAGTTAGTATATCTTCCCGTTAATGGAAACAATACACCACTACGATTACCATTTACAGTACTTTGTTTTGAATATGTTATTTCACTACCATCAATTTTTATTCTAGAAAAATATGAGTCATTACCTGTACCACTAGCAAAACTATAATCCGCTAAATGATAATGTATCACTAAATAACTTGTAGAACTTAATGGTGTATAACTATAAGTAACAAAATCAGTATCCGAAGTACTGGTAGCAATAGTTGTAGTACTAACAGTTACCTCAGTATTACTCAAAATAATATCGTTAATTACCTGACCGGCTCTCCATGCATTAGCCTTTATAAATCCTGTAAATACCACATTACCTGAAGTGTCTACGGCCATCTTTACAGCCCCACCAGTTTCATTTAATTTATTTGTGATACGAACTAACTGTCCACTTAAAACATCAAATGAACCGTTCCAACTATCAATACCATAGTTTGAATTATTAGCATAATAAAACAAAACACCCGGAGTATCTGTACTATTATTATCAAGAATAACATCACCAGTAGCTGACCCCGCCCTTGTAAATGTTCCGTTACCAAGAGAGGTTACACCTGTAGTACTTATATTACCAGTAATAGTCGTGGAACCAATAATTGTTGTATCACCTGTTACCGCCAGTTTAATTCCATCAAAAGTCATTTTAGCTTGAGCAACCGCAGCGTTAGCTGTTCCATCAGATGTTAATATTCTATTACTACCCGGACTTGTAATTGTAGTAAATCCAGTACCTGATGTTCCAGCAGAACCTGAACTACCCGATGAACCTGATGTACCAGAACTACCTGACGTACCAGAGCTACCACTCGTTCCTGATGTACCCGAAGAACCTCTTGAACCTGATGTACCACTACTTCCACTTGACCCTGAAGAACCTGATGTTCCACTTATCCCATCTAAACCACTTGTTCCCGATGAACCACCATTACCTGAGGTACCACTACTTCCTGACGTTCCTGAAGAACCCGATGAACCACTACTACCACTAGTACCTGAACTACCCGAAGACCCTGATGTCCCACTACTTCCACTTGAGCCCGAACTTCCCGAAGAACCACTAGTTCCAGATGTACCTGAAGTTCCGTTAACACCACCTGTCTGATAATATGTATTACCACTAGTATCAACAACAACATAACGAGTATTTCCTGTTGAACTTGTAATTCCTGTAACAGTTAAACTACTTGTTGTTGTTCTACCTGAACCATTAAAATGAATTCTATCAATACCTGAACCATCTTGAATAACTAACACATTGTCGGCATCCGACGCACTACCTCTTCTAAAAGTAATTCCATCAAGAGTTGAGTTAGTTGTTATTTCTGGTTCAGATGAGTTGTTATATGCTTGTTGTAATGTAGTTGTCGCAACACCTCCCGCAGAACCTACAGTTTCACCAAATTTTGATGCAAAAAAGAATTGAGCTTTAGATGAATCACTTAAATCAGTTGCAGTACTTACAACTGATAAAACACCAATTAAAATACCATTACTTGTAAAATTACTAAACGTATTAAATTGTTCAGTTGCAAGACCAGCGATTGCTGCAGATAACTGATTATATTCTGTTTGACCATATTGAACTCTAAATTGACCATTTTGAACCAAATAAATTCTTTGGTTGGTTGCCTTTGTTCCTGTAAGAGGAGTAACAACTCCACCAACATCATAATTTAACGGGTCAATAAATGTTGTATTTGATGCGGTACCACCTGTTTGTGTTCGATATTGAAAAGTACAAGGACTTGTACCTGTAACATATAACGCGTTTGGAGTTAGTGTACTTGACGCAAAATTAATACCTAAACCATAAAGATATCCTGCACTTGTATTAAAACTTAAATTAACACCATTAGCTGACGGATATATTCCACCATTTATAAGATTAATAGGAACAAACATGTCCCTGAGTTGAGCTAATGGAGATAGTACAAAATCAGGTTGACTGAACGCGTTAATAATATTTGTTTTGTTTGCATGACCTAATTTACCTAAAAATATATTTTGTCTTCTTTGTTGTTCCGTTAGTTCAATATTTGATTGAGCAATAGTCGACCCACTTGTAAGATATACCCAAGTCTCAGTATCAGTATTAACATATATTGCAGTATGAGTACCACCACTATAATCAACATAATAGATTTGAGGACTTAATGGATTTGTTGTATCATCAACTATCCACCCTTTAACAGGTGCAACTCTAAACGTTGTTGTGGATACAATTGATAATCCTGTAAATACAAATACACCTGTTGAGTTATTAACAGTACTTCTATCTTGTCCTAAAATTACCCATTGAGAACCATTACTCACAAGTTGTGCGGCGTTTGTTTCACTTAGAATTAATAAAGTTTTATCGTCAATCTTTTCACTCCCATAGGGTAGAATAGTTACCGCACCTCCACCATTATTTTTGATAGCTAATAGTCGACCTTGAATACCAACTGCGGTTGGTAATTGTACATTAAAGGTACCACCAGTAATGTCCACCATATAATCTGAAGGTGTAATATTATATGTACTAGTAACGGTTTTTTGAGGAAATGTGATACCACCTGTAGATGTTATCCCACTAGTCTGAGTTAAACCTGTAACAGTTAAAGTACTAGCGGTTAATCCGCTTGTAAAATAAGTATTACCATAAACAGTTCCACCAGTTAATGGTAAGTAATCACCACTAACACCTCCACCACCTGGTATGGTAACTGTAACCGCAGGACCTCCTGTTGCATTAACACCTGAGCCAACAAAATCAATAGATGTTACCCCTGATGTTAATAAACTACCTTCGTTATAAATCGATATAGCGTTTCCTGATATACCACTACTTCCTGAACTACCAGAAGAACCCGGAGAACCTGTTGGACCTGAAGTACCCGATGTACCAGAACTTCCTGATGACCCACTACTACCTGATGAACCTGAACTACCATTTGTACCAGTACCTCCACCTCCACCATTAACAGGAATAACTGTAACAATCAAAGAAGGGATTGCCGGATGTAACGCAGTTGCCGCCTGAGCATATAAAGATATATTAGTATTATCTGTCGCCCACATTAATTCAACATATGTTCCAGCGGTAACTGTAACCAAGAAGTCCCAAGCCGCAACAACATATCTATTATTAGTTTGAACTGTAACTTGAGTATCAGTATAAGGAACGTCAACACCATTTTGCCTTAACCATATATCAACATCTTCACCCGAACCACCACCTCCATTATTACTTAATTGAACTGAAAATTGGATGTCATATGTTCCCGCACTTGCGAAAGTAATCTGACTACCCGAAACAATTGTGATACCACTAGCCTCAGCGACACTATTTAACCTCATTGGATAAGCGGTATTAATCAAAGAAGCGGTTTGTCCTGAAGTATCATAGAATGAACCATAAGCATTCGCTCCCGTAACACCACCTGACGAACCCGTTACAAACTTTCTCCATACCGCAGTAGTATATGTTGCCCCACTAACATCTTCAATAGTGTTAGCCGTCCAAGAATTAATAAACGACTGACCCGCAGCCGTTTTATTATTTATTGTTGTTCCAAAATTAGAAACCTGAGCACATCCCGTACTAGCAGTCGCAGCATTAAATAACGTCTCGTAATCATTAATATGGTATTGATAAACTTGGTCAACCTCATAAACATAAGCCAACATACCAAGTCGTCTTCTACCTGATGAGATGTTATCTGAAGCCAAAGTAATTACATCAGGTGACCAAGCATCTCCCGTTCCTTTTGTAAACTCAATAGGAATAGTATTACCCGAATATTCAATACTTCCCGTGGTACCTGATGGTATTGTATAATAGAGGTCAGATAAACTGAACACCTCCATGTAACCACCCGTATTATTAACACTGAAAGTAGTACCATACGTATTGTTTCTTGGTACAGTTTGTGTTCCATTTGCTTGGATAGATGATATTGGGTTTTTATATGGGAAACTCATTTACTATAATTATATATCAACCTTACTTCCTCTAAAATAAAGGTCGTAAGTATTATCCAATTCAAATGTATTTGATGGGTATGTAGTATAAACTCTATAAGTTGTTTTTGCAATAGTATTACCCGTATAAGTAAATGTATTAGTATAAATTGTCGGTTCCATCTTTACACTTGTAAAGACATTTGGATTTACAATTCCTAAATCAATCTCAATCTGATATTGGTTATTTGTTAAATTAGTCGGTATTATCCAAGTGTACCATGCTTTACATCCAATAGTATTTTCAGGTACTTTAACTGTTGGGAAATTATATCGAATATACGGATTACCATATGTATCAAATCCCCCACTTGTTCCTGGCACAATTTGTTTTATAATACTTGGAAACAATCCTGTTGTCCATCCCGAAAAATTAACATATTTATTCATGTCCAAATCAAATGTACTCGCTGAACTACTCGGTTGTGTAGTATTTGTAAACCCATAAAAACTTGAGCCAAGTGAGTTCATGTATGAACCAATACTTGATGAACCTGAATACGGTTCAATGAATAAATAAGCGTAAATAGGAGTTTCAGGTGTCACAGTTGGAGTAGGGGTTCTTGTAACAGTTGGAGTAATTGTCTGAGTTGGGGTATGAGATGGTGTAACTGTTTGTGTAGGTGTAATACTTGGTGTTATACTCGGTGTCGGTGTAAATGATGGAGTGATACTTGGTGTTGGAGTATTTGACGGAGTTAAAGAAATTGTTGGAGTAACACTTGGAGTAATACTTGGTGTTGGTGTTGGTGTTACACATATATATTCTTGTGTAAAAACACATCCTGTTGAATCAACTATTTTAATTAAAACTTTTGGTGCCGATGAATATGGACTCGGAATATTAAAACTAACAGATGGTGGAATATAATCATATATAGTTGTCACAGTTTGACAAGAATATTGAAATATATCACAAACTGAAATAACATAAGGAGGTGTTCCTCCCAAACTATCTATTGTTACTAAACTCATTTAATGATAAATAGTTTTTCAACTATTTTAAGTACGACAAGATATACTATAATCTATTCTTACAGATATAGTTAATACTTCATCTTTATAAACTTCAACACCACCAACAACATCTGATTCAATACTAATTGTATTTGTCAGTAAATTAACCTCGTAAGATTTAATATCAGGTATAGTATTGATTAAAGCGTCAATTGCCGTTTTAAATACTGTTACTGTCGGTGAATTAGATAAAGATGTTGTTGTAAAGAAAGTACCGGAATAAACCGTTCCGGCAAGTTCTATATCACAATTAAATTTAGCGTATTTAAGTTTACAATCTTCATGTCCTGTCGTTAATGACAAATACCCCTCATTTAACATTTTTGTAAAATTAAATATTGATGAAGGTAAATATGTTTTATCACCAATTGTATATTTGTAAGTTGAACTAGCGGTTCTTAATGGGTTACAACTAATATCAATTGATTTAGTTGTTTCACAATTACTTGTACCGCTAACAGTTAATACATAAGTACCCGCAGTTAAACCTGTAATATATGTACCACTTTGACCATTAACATTATCACTCCAAATAAAATTAAAAGGCCCAATACTTTCATTCAATAACACACTTATTGTCCCACCACTACCATTTATACAATCAGTGCCGTATAATGCAAATTGGTAAGGAGCTAAATAATCAATTGTAGTTGATGTAGTTTGAGTACATCCTGAAAGATTTTGAATGGTTACGTCGTAATCACCCGAAGGTAAATTAGTAAAGGTGTATGTTGTTGACGTTGTTGGGTATGAACTAGCCCCATTTGATAATGAATACGTATAAAATGTTGAAGATGTATAACTTGGAGTTACTGATATATTAATAGACCCATCATTAAGACCACAATAAGTACTGTTTCCTGTAATAGAAAAATTAAATGATGTATCATTTAATACTGTAATATTATTAGTATAAGTACAAGCACTACTACTATCATTAATTGTTAAAGTATATGTACCTGATTCTAAACTGTTAAATGTATTGGTTTGAAGTATCGAGGTATTAGTTGTTGTTACACCACTATTATTACTTAAAGAATAAATAAATGGAGGAGTACCACCTAATAATGTAACAGTTATTGACCCACTATTATATGAACATTGTGAGTTTGAAACTGTTTCAGAAACTAATGAAAAACTTCTTGGGACTAAAAAATCAACCTCCGTTGAAAAACTACATAACGAAACATCAGTTACTGTTAGAGTATAACTTCCTGACCCAATATTATTAAATGTTACAGATGTACCATATGTTGTAACTGAATCACCATTACTTAATAAGTAAAAATACGGAGCCGTTCCACCTGTAATATTAAATGTTATACTCCCGTCAGCATTAAAACAAGTCGGTGGTGTAGTAGTATAAGATATGAATGATATCGGTTCAGCATTTGTAATAGTTGTTGTTTTAGTTAAACTACATCCATTTGCGTCTATTACAGTTAAATTGTACGAGCCTTGAGTTAATCCAGTCACAAATGTATCACCAGTACCACCGACAGTAGGTGACCACTCATATATAAATGGTGAAACTCCAGTAATTCCTGTGACATAAATTTTACCACTTTGTTGTGAACAAGATGGATTGTTAATAACATAAAATTCAAAATCTAATGTATTTGGATTAGTATGTATTATGACCGACTCTGTTTCACAAGGACAATTACCGTCACCTGTAACTTCAGCATAATACATACCTTCAGATAAATTTAAAAAAGAATATGAAGTGTTAACTGAAGTTGCTGAAGCATAATAAACATAATCTTTATATAAATTAATTGTTGCACCAACAAAAGTACCCAATGGATTTTGAATCACACCATTTGTGGTACCTGTAGTAATAACTGTTAAATAAGCACTATCCGGTTGACAAGTTACAAATTCTGAAGTTTCAATGTAAGCAGTACTTGCAGAAACAATATTAAAATATATTGGCCCAATAACTTCATTTGTCGGGAATGTTGAAGCGGTAATACTAAACCCATAAGTACCCGCGCTTAATCCTGTAACAGAATAAGAACTCGTAGAAAAAGTTGAGGATGGTAATACGTTATTTTCCCAACCAATCGTATAAGGACTTGAACCAACTAAATTAATAAGTGCGGAACCTGATGATGTGTTTGAACAATCTCCCGTTAAATTTATTGTATAAATAGTATTTGCCATTATCCTTGTATCTGTATATTATATAATATGTTTATATCACTTATAACAACATCATCAAATCCGCATATTGTTGATATTAATTGTAATTGACTTGTATTACTATCATAAACTATTTGTACACCAGCATCATTATTAATTCCACTGTTTGCAAAATATACTAATCCTTGATTAATTGTGTTAACCCATTGTGTTTCTGTTGGTAGGATAGAAGTGTAATAGTAGGTTGGCCCATTATTATACTCAAATGTATATTCTTCACCTGTGTCAACGTGAGTTAATGTAAAACCAAATCCATAAGTTGCACTAACAATAGTATACCCTGCGGTAAACCCTTGTTCAGTAGCCAACTGTTGTGCAACAATATTTAAACCATCCCCAATATTTTGAATTGATGGTATATCAATATTAAACGTATATGAGTCACAACCATTAGTTTGTAAAGTTCCCGTTGTAACTGGCCCTACAACTTCTTGTAATACCAATTGACAACCTCTTTGCATTCGATAAATAAACTTCTGTCTATGGAATATTGAATTTTCAAACTTTGTTCCTGTATTCCAAATAGTTGTTGCTGGGACAAATTGTTCAATTAATTTAATCCAAAAATCACCTAATCCATTAATATACTCAATCATATTTTGATAACCAAAATTATCATTAGTTAATCCTGTATCTTGATACATTGTAAGGTATTTCCAAAATAGTGATTGTAATGTTGGATAACCACTTGTTTTTCCGTCGGATGAAAATTGTCGATTTCTAACATTTATCATGTTTAACCAAAATGTTTTATAAAACTCATAAAAAGTTTTATTTTGTGGTTGTGGGTTAATAAAAGTCCAATCAATACCACCTATCTGTGGATATGGTGTAGATAATCCTGTGTAAGGTATTGGGTAATTTTTGGTTGACGAAACATACCAAACATCATAAGCAAGAGCTTGAGCTGGATTTAAGAATATTTCAATATTCTTAACATTAAGTAATAACCTATCAGTTGATATTGGGTAATAAGCATTAAACAAATTATCAATATTTTTTCTTAATCCAACATCTTCATTAGTCCAACTCTTTTTATTATCCTGAACTTTTTTAAGATTAAATCCCATATCCATGAATGGGAAATTTCTAAATCTATCTAAGAATTTTTGACCATATGTGAATGGTTCTAAGCTAGTCTGAATGTTAACATTTTGTCCTGTATATACACTTGTATTATAATTAATTTCTTCAGGTGCTCTATGTTGTACTGTAGATTCAATCCAACCAGCACCTTTTTGGAAATAAAAACTTGGTCTACTTGTTGTTCCTTGAGTAAACGCAGGATTTACAGGATAACCCTCACTGTCAATAGGATAATCAGATAATGTTGTATTTGTCGGAATTGTAACACCTGATTGTGTAAATGCGGTATATGTTACCCCTTGGAAATTATACGTATTACCACTATTTAAAACCGTAAACTGTGGGGTATATGTTCCACCTGAAATTTGGGAATACAATAAATTAAATCTTTCAATATTAATGTTTGTATCCGCCAAATAAACGTTTTCATTAAATTCAACAAGAGCGTTAGGTGCTCCAATAAAACCCAATAAAAATTCAATCGCCTTTCTTGTACCTTTAGACCTATATAAATAAGATGAATTAAGAATTAAATTTCTAAAATATTGATTGTTTAAATCTTGTTTTGTTTGACTTGTAGAGTAAGCAGGAAACGCATTATCAGTTGTACCATAAACCGACTCTAAAAAGTCAGCATTTGCAATCGGTGACATTCTGATTGACCAACCAAGTGTTTGGGCTAAATTAGTTACTAAACCTGAAGGTATGTCATTTCCAATATTATAATTTACGGAATTAACATATTGTATACCATCAATATATTTTTTAGTCTCATCGAAACTTCTACCATAAATTTTTAAAGTCTTATCAACCTTCTCATCTACAGTATCAAATTCCTTTAACGCATTTGTTGTGTAAAATCTAGATACTAAATTTGTTTTATTTTCATCATAACTTGCACCTAATATCTGTAATTCAGATATATAATTTTCATATCCAAAAGAACTAATATCAATATTCCATACACCACCTAATGGCCAAGTAATTGAGCGTACAACATTTGAAATGTAACCATCATCCGATTCAGATGGTGTTTGATATTGGTACGTATATATTGGGTTAGAGTATCTATTTAATAACGCTTCTTCAATTTCTCCTAACTCAAGATTAAAAACTTCATTTACTATAGTATCATTTGGTCTAACAACAAAATTTTGAGAAAATGTTGTTAATCCACTAAATGGGTTACCTTTAACATATATTGTTAGGTCGGTTGAAAAATCAGAGGTTGTATCAATATAATTTAACTCATAACTTTGCCCGCTAAGAAATAATGAATAACTTCTAAATTGATTTGTTAAATTTCTATATTTTGAAACAGGAAATCCTAAACTACTAATAAAAACAGTGGCATTAATTCTATAATCAATATTAAAAGGATTACTTATTGTTTGCCAAGGAATAGTTAATACAGTTTCATCTAAATTACCATTATAACTAATATTAACCGCAGTATTTGCAGTTGTTGAACCTGATGTATAATTTCTTATTTCTAACGCCGCTGGAAAATAATTTAAGACATTATTAATCGCAACTTCTAATCGTTTACTTAATGAACCATAGGATACAAAATTTGTAACATCAGTTTCATCAAAATTTGGGTATAATCTGAAATTATTGTTATAAACAGATGCCGCTAATTCAGGTGTTAAATTTAAATCATCATTATTAAATAATGATGAAAATGTACCAGTTTCAAAATTTCTATTAACTTTTTCCGTAATACTTGTTGAAAATTCAAAAGTACCAAGCGTAAGTCCCCCACCATCAGTCAGTTGTAAACCAACAAGATTATCCGAAAAGTTTCTATTTTGTGGTGGACATTTATAAGTCGCCATTAAGCTGTGATATTATCAAAATTTTTAGTTGTATCAATATTACTTCCTCTATTTTGTCTAACCTCATATAACAACTCATTAAATTGACTTCTAATTTCATACAAATTGTATTGTTTGTAAATGTTGTTATTTGTGTCATAAATGGTGTATATACCATCTTCAATAGATTTAGTTTGATTACCATAAAGAGCAATTGCCAATGTTGAGATATCATTTTCAACAATTTCAACTTCAATCATTATTGGGTCAAAAAAAGTATTTGTTAAAATAATATTTTGTCCCGCAGCTCCAATATAAGGTGTTGCATTTGGTTTGTTTGAGGGTGATGAACTTGGTGAAACTGTACAAAATAAAAGATTAGTTTCACCATCACTATAAACCCATCTTTGTGCTTTATCTGATGTATTATTAGTATTTGCAACTACCGCCTCACAATAAAATGAAGAAGTAATTATTCTAAAAAAATTAGTATTTTTTGTACCATCACTATTCAAATATTCTATTCGATAACCCACCAATCCTTGTGGAACAAACCTGTTTAAAAATTCTTGGGGTACATTTGTTAAATCGATAATAATACCCTTAACATTTGGTAATGCTTGTAATACCCCACAATCAAGAATTTCAGTTCTAATTTGAACTGGTCTAATTAATAGGTTATAAATTCCAAGATTATTAAATTCTGAAGATGGTAATTTTAAATTATACATCCCACCTAAAATTTCATTTGTTTGCCCACCAATCGCAGGATTACTAAAATAAGGTTGTAACAACTCAAGAGCATCTAATTTTTTCAAGATGAAATTATTAGTGAAATCTCTTGATGGTGTATAATTCATTATTATTTCCACATCAGCTGGACTTACATCCGCCAATCTTACTGTTCCATAATTACCTGTTGCCATTTTTTACCTTATTAGTATAAATATTAATTTTTAATTTTATTGACTGTTTTGTATGTTGAAAAAATTATATCCGTAATTTACCAAATCCGACATTGTTGAAACTTCACCAATTCTTCTGAAGTTTTCCAACGCAGAGTTTTTACCTCGTTCAACAAAAACACTTGAAAATAATTGAGGTTGGTCTATTACATTCATAAGAACTTCATTCTTTGTAATAGCACTTTGAACTAACATATCTGAAGTTAATCCTGAAGAAGCCACAACAAAAATTGATGTCCCACCCGAAAAGTCAATATAGTCAGTATTGTTTATAGTATATCCTGTTTGTTGTGACGTTAAATAATTAACAACACCATACCCACCTCCAGGTAAATTAACCGTCTGCCCCACTTGGTATTGTGTCGGCCCATACAATGATAAATCCTCTAATCTTGACGTTGTTACCCCTGTAATAAAATAAGGTACTTGTCCATAGTATGAACCTATTTGATACGCAATTTCATTATATGAATCCGCAGTGTAAATAAAATTATATGTTTGAGGACTGGCACTCCAACTTCCACTTGTATTTGCAAAAGTCACAGTTCCATATGGATTTGAGTTGTCCACAGGTGAATAAGGAACATTAACTGTTTTTGTTGTCGTAACAGTCCCCCACATGTTTTCTTGTCTTAATGTAATGGTGTAACTTGTTGGGTTAGGTAAAGGATTTGCATAAGTGTGATTTATAAATTCAGGATAAAAAGAATTTATAACTTGTGAACTCCCATCACCCCAATCTATTGTATATGTTGAGTCAATTAAATAAACTGCACCCTCACTTGAGTTATTAAATAAACTAACAGTGTATGGACTTTCAGTTGACGCAGTAAATGAAAAGTTTGCAGAAATAACTTGTTGTGTAATATTCCCATCAAATCCATCATAGTAACCAATGTCTTGATACTTTTGTTTTAATAAAATAGGAAATGTAAGTCCTGTAAGTAATGATGTTCCACCAGTATTACCTTGTAATATACTTGTCAATCCAGTATATACTCCAAAAGTATACCCACTAGATGTTACTTGTACAATATCTGATTCTAAAAATTCAGGAGATATTTTAATTTTAATTATTTCCATTTTTATACTGTAGGTGGATTTTTATACTCATACCAATTATTCGTTGAAAGTGGATTTTGTGTATCAATATTATTTATTGTATATGTTTGTTGAGTAAAATTAAAATTAACTTCTCTCATAAAATAATCAGTCGTCAATCGATATGGTGTCGATGAATCGGTCTGTTTTTTTGTTGTAAATGTTGTAAAAGTTCCATCCGAACCATCAAAAAATTTAACAGTCATATACAATTTTGTTAAATTTAATATTTCAGGATTTTCAAACCAATAAAGGTAAAAACCTTCAGGATTAGTTAATGGGTTCAAACTATAACTAGGTATTGATAGTTTACCCGTTCCTTGATTATTTCCTAAATCAACATCTGTAGTATCATTTTTTTTGTTTAAAATAACAGTTAGAAAATTTCTTCTTCTTAAAGTATTTTGACTATCGTAGAAATCAATCTTGAAAAATGATTTCATAAATGCAGTTGTCTTATTTAAAACTTGAGGTTGTGTAAATCTTCCTGATTCAACATAACTATTTACCCAATCAGTATCACCACTGTTTTTAAAATTAAAAACATACTTAAAAGGATATGGATATGAAAATCTTGCGGTTTCATAATTTTCAGGTTCACCAATTATTTCAGTAATAATTTGTTCCTCATACAAATTAAGAGCATCTTCTCTATCCAAAAAGTCCCAATTCATATTGATTGGGATATTAATACCCTTATCAATATTTGTTTTTAATATTTTAAAATTATTCACAACCATCTGTAATTGGGTCGTTAACTTGTGTAGTGTTTATATTATTAACATTACTTCCTTCAGGTATTAATCTAAAAATGAAGTTTTCATGCACATAATGTTTGTTATTTAAAAAAGGTCTATCAACACCTCGTCCAATATCATCAATGAAACCATAAGGATATATATCTCTCCATCTGAAATCATTATTATAACTTGAGAAGAAAGCGTAAGTAGGTAAATTAACTAAAGGAAAATTTTGAGGATTACTTTCGTCACTTTGTTCTACATAATCAGAAAAAACTCTTATTTGAAACTTATAATGTGGTTTATAGTAATAACCTTCAGTATTTGGATTCGATTCACCAATAGGTGATGTTTTAAATATTTTTTGATTAAAATTTATTTTTTGGTAATATTCAGACAAAACAGTTTCAGTTTGTGTCATATCATTCCATTCACAAATATCCCCATCAAGAGTATCTCCAACATTATATGGTAAATTGTAATAAAATCTTAAAGTGGTACCACCAGGTGATGTTTTATCATAAAAACTAGTTTGAACGTTTGTTAACGCTAACGTGTTTGTATCGTTCCACCATGTATTTAAATTTGGCCCGAGATTAAACTCCCATCCCTGTTTTAACCCCACCCCATTAACAATTGGTTTATTAAAAAATCCAAAATATCCTCTGTTTACTACTGTAGTATAAAATTCAGTGACAGGTCTATTTAAATTATCTAAAAGGTTATTTATATCAACATCGTTTTTAAATGATAAGTTATAACTTTGTGAACCCTCTTTTATTGAAATTCTTGGACTCAAGTTTGGAGTTAATGCCTTTGACTCATATTTTGTATTTGTACCAAATGGATTATTTTCAAAACCTGTTTTTGTTAATTCTGATTCATTGTAACTTGTAATAACTTTGTGTCTTCTTACGTAATATTTTGATTTTGATTCAGGATTACCTTTAGTTGTAATTCGTTTCATTAATCCAATTGCACCATCATAAAAATTACCACAATCAGCATAACCTAAATTATATATTGTGAATATTCTATCTTGATTATTCGCATATGAATCACCTAAAGTATAAACATCAAAGGTATTATTAGTGTTACAAGAAATTGTTAATTCAACACTATCACCTTCACTTAAATTATGATTAAATGGACACGTAAATTGAATTACAGGTTTACCATTTATAAATTCATTACTTACTACAAATGGAATTCCATTCCCAATAATCCAATCAAAAGTATTACCATCATCTAATAAAATTTGTAATTGTTTTGTATAATCACTTTCAAAAGGATATGTTAGATAAAAAAACCAATTGTAAAACGTTGCCTCTAAAGTATTAAATGGTACATGTGGAGTTTGGTTATTTTGAATGGTTGTATATCCAGGAACATTATAATCCGTTCTTATAAACTCAAACTCATGATATTGTGGTAAACCAGCCCAAGCAATTTCAAAACTAGGGTCAGGATTACTATTTTGTAAAATTCTATACGTTTCAGGACTTATATAATATAAGTTCCTATTAATTGGTGAATACGGATTTGTAATTGGTTGTGTTAAACCAGAATAAGCATTTTCAAAAAGAAGGGTAAACTTACAAGTAAAATTAAAAATTGTTGATTGTTGCCTTTCGGTGTCAAACCTTAAAGCCAAATCAATTCCTAAATTTCTTTCATACTCGGTGAGTTCCTTTAGAGTACTATCCAAAGTAACATTAATTTTAGTATCAATGTCAGGAGCACTTGCATATCTTGCAGTACCTTTTAATATTTGAAAATTATCATTCAATTACTTCTTCTGTATTTACGTATTTTATTAAAAATCTATCTAACGCACTTCCACCTCTCTTTAAACCAAAATAGAAGTGGTTTGGCGCACCTACTAAAAATTGAGGATTAAAGTTTTGTGTCGGTATCGTATCTGTCGGTATATTATTTGAATCAAAGTTTATTAAAGTCCCTCTATAATTAGCCGCCAAGTTACCATCCACTTGGAAATATCGACTAGCGTTATTAAATCTATCTAATTTTTGGTACTTATATTGGAAAAATGAGTTATTAAACTCACCTGTTGAGTCAGGATAATTTGTAACCCAATTGTTATTTTGTGAACCAAAAATTGTCCCATAGTCCATTGGTTGTCCGTTTTCATTATTCATCTTAATTAATTTCCATAAATAAAATGGTACCTCTTGTGTCTTAACAGGAATTTCCGTAAAGTTGTATTGTGGAGGTGTATCAATTGTTGCCTGTGGATTCCATATAGTTCTTCTTGGTGAGATGTAATCCCTGTCTTGAGTATTTCCAGTCAATAACAAACCAAAGAATGGGAAATTATTTTCATCCCCCAAAATTACAGGTTGATAAATAGACGTTAAAGGTTGAGCGTAGTTTGAAACACTAAATGGTGAAATTCCAAACTCAGAATTTACTGATATCATTTGAGCGTAATCGGCATCAACTAAAGCAGGTACTGTACTACTATTATTATTTTCCCATCGTCTGTTTTTAAAAAATCCTCTTACAGTTGGGTCATCAGTACCTTCATTAACACCCGGAGTTGTCGGTATTAAAAATTGTAAAAAGTTAGGATTTACTAAACGACTTAAAATAAACAAATTAAGAATTTCAGAAACATTGTTATAACTCGTAGATTTAATTTTAGAAACAATGTAACCATCATAATCATCGTTATTAACTAATTCCTGAATAAAGTAAGCCTTTGGCCCTAAATCTAAAATTGTTGTAGGTGATTGTAAAAATTTATAATTACCAAAATCAATAGTATTACCAAAAGTTGTATTATTTTTACCGATAAATCCTTCAGTCACCGACCAAGGAGAACTTCTATAATAAAAGTTATTACTTGTTTCATGGAAATATATTGTATCTCTACAAAAAATACTGTACGGTCTATTATCAGTTCCTGTAAAAACTCTTTTATTATTAAACGGATACGCATATAATGTACCATTTATCCACTGATTAGAAAATGAATGTGAAAACACATTAAAACATACCGCATTATTAACTTTAACTCTTTGTGACCATTCAACAATTGACCTTATATCGTCAGGAATAGTCGCAATTAATTTTGATACCAAATTATAACATCCTGTACCGTAATTAAAGAATTTTTTATTACTTGAAGTTGGATTCATTAATTCTTCACAATCAGGTTTTATTGTAGGTACACCATTAATTAACTCATAACATTTTAACATTACCGCCTTTTCACAATCAGCAAGTGAATCCGCAACTTCAGCGTAAGGTAAAAATTGATTAGTACTGTCATTAATTGAAAATGCCTGTTGTGTTACATTAGTTAATTCTGATTGTTCACCAGTATCATCATATTGGAAAATTGCAAATGTCGGGTTTTGATGCATAAAATAACTATTACCACCATTGATAGATTCAGATGTTGACGTTGGTAACCTGTCAGTTCTAACTACAATTTTATTTTTATTAACAATATTAATGTTTGTAAATATTGAGTATCCATCAGTATTTGAATTGGCAAATGAGTTTGTACTATTGTATGATGGTGAAATAAAACCTTTATTAGATAAGTAAAACGCTCGACTACAAGGTTCGTTAGAACATGATTCACATGAATCATCATAAAGTCCACTAATTCCAAAATTTAAAAAGTAAAATGATTGACCTTCAAAGGTTGAGTAAGGTGAATAATATGCAAATGTTGTATCGGGGAAATTCCATCTATTAAAAGTAATAACCGTTGTAGTAGGTTTTGGTAGTACACAGTTTCCTTGCCCACTACCAGGACAATCATGACTAACATCAAAATAACCACCCATAAAATTAATGTTCAAGTTATTCCTAACATAACCCGCCGAAAAATCTAGGTATAACGGATTATAATCATTTGTTGAGAATTGTGGAGGTATTTGACCCGCCGCAGCACTTTGACCAAATGTTGTTCTATCAAATGATGAATAATAATTCATCATGTTAGTAGTATAAGGTGAAAATAAATTTTGAGTATATGAAAAAGCGTAACTATCATAAAACACAGTACCACCATATTGGTCAGCATCATTATTAGTACCCAATTGATTATGCCTCACACAATGATAAGTTGAATATAAATTTGGTTGTAATGGTACATTTAATTTATAATAACCCTCAATATAAAAATTAGGGTTATTGAAAGTTTGATTTATCGTAGGTAAAGAACCATTACCATTAACATATCCAGCCCCTCCATAAGGTTGGATTTGGAAAAATGGTTCCATATATATTCTTTGTTTAACTCTTGGTGAATGGACATCAACACCTCTCATTAAAATAACAATTTGATAATCATCAATATTTGTTATCAAATCACTTATACCCTCAATATTTTGAGGATTATCAAATCTCCTTACTCTTTGTCTATAACAACTAAATGTTTCATCCATAGTTGCCCATTCATAATGAGACATATTATAATTCCAAAAATCAGCAAATTTTGGAGCGTTATTATTTCCAAGTACGTCTGATGCAATTTGTTTATATTCTCCAATTGTCCAACCTGTTATTACTTGATAGTATTCAATATCTGATGGAAATCCTGTCGTTTTAGGTAAACTATCAAATCCTGATATATTATATGTTGTCATCATCTGACCAGCCGTTTGAGGATTTGTCCATCTTATATTAACATGTGATAAATTACTAGTAGTACCAGTCGCATATATCTCTCTTTGTTCTGAAAAATAATTTGGGTCATTAGACATGTCCCTATCTTGGAATGAGACTATTTTACCAGTTTCTAATGGAGAAGCTGTCGGGTCAATCAACAATACCGTAAAATTATCCATATGGTATTTTGTTTGAGGATTGTTCAAATCAGGCTCAATTGACACTATCATTCTTGTTGAGCCGTAAAACAGATTAAAATTACCAAAATCAGTTTCAATATCAATACCCGTAAAATATCTTCCCTTATTGTTCCAAGAATTTAAAACTTCAGAGAAAGGTATATTAGTTGAAAAATGGTTGTTTGAAATTTGTTTAATGTCAGTTTCATTATTATTAACCTCAACTTCAACCTCAATGTCTGAGGTCACAATTGGAAATCTATCATATAAAAAGTATTGATTTGGATTTACATTTCCTGCATAAATCCCTGAAACATAGTCAGATTCAATATTATCACTTTGATATATACTAAAATCTGTTGAGTCAATTAAAATACTTGTATTTAATAATGTAAATAAATTAGGTTGTCCAATCGCATCAAAATTGGCTCTTTGGTCATCTAATCGACAATTACATCTTTCACATCCATCTTCAGTATAAAGTAATAATGGTAATCCAAGATTTTTAAAAGGATTACCCGCAAATAAACTAGACACATCTATAGGTGTTAAACATGGTCTTTCAGGTCTACCTAATCTTCGTCTTATCCAATTTAATCCAATACATATACCACGTACAACACTCTGTATTAATACGATAATACCCGCCAAAATTGGGCCAACAACTAACCATAAAAATCCTAAAATGTGAGCAATAATCATTAAAATCATTGCAATATATCTAAAAATTTCAAAGAATATGTTATATACTATATATGTAAAATTAACTCTAAAAAACGCATCATTAGTTGGGAATTTATTATATTCCCCAGTACATTTATCATCTAAAATATTTTTAATACCTGTTGTATTCCAAGGTCTCCTTTCCGAAACATATCTATCCATCAACTGACTGACAGTATAAACTTTATTATACTGAAGTTCCATAAATGTGTCTTCACAATTTATTGCCGCTGATATATTCGCATAGTCAGTCCAATCTAAACTAAATGCATATGATTGTTCAAGTAAAAATCTATCCTCATCAATTTTCAAAAAGTTAATAATAGCGTCCGAGCCATTGTCTATCCTATCATAAACAAAATATAAAGATGCAAAATCTTCTGGATATATATTTTGTGAAAGATATTGAGTACCGTTTGAATAGAATATTTGGAAGTTTTCGACGTTTAATGTATTAGTTAGTCTATACACCTTATTAGTTTCAAATTCATTTAAATATTCTGATAAGTAAACATATTCCCCATTTTCGTTAGGGGAATTTGATGGGATATTTACAGATACAGGTATTCCTATTTGTTGATTAAAATTACTATCTAAATAAGGGTCGTCTGAATTAGTCCATCCATATTCTTTAATATTTGGAACTAAGAAATAAGCTCTTTTAGTACTTTCAGAAAGTTCAGGCCCTTGTTCCCATTTTACCTTAAATCTATACTTACCTTTTGTCGGTATACCAACTTCAGGATTTTGAGTTATTTGTTGATTACCCTCTTCATCGGTATACACATAGTCAAGATTCATTGGAACCTCTAATAGCCAAGTTCCATTCTCATCAATTACTTTACCTCCATTTTCTAACTCAACTGTTTCTAATATAGGTAACCCATCACTATCAGTTCTATAACTTTGTCTAATCGCCAATATTTGTCCTGGCCCTGAAGTTAAGTCACACAAGTCACCCATAGTTTTTGGGATTTTACATTTGTCGTAAACGTTGTTATAACCTAATTTAGTTTCATCAACTGTAGAAACCAATGAACCCATAAAAACTGCAGTAGGTGAAATAGTAACTTGAGCTTCAGCAGTTAAGTCAAAGTCAGTTCTTGCAATATAATAATCACAAGTTTCTTGTTCACCATAAAATGGTGCAACTTGTACTGTTTTTGATATTGTTACAATTTGTGGTAATTCACTATAATTTTCAGAAAACTTAAACTGTGCTCCGTTGACTTGTGATTCGGTTGCTCTACCAATTCTAATTAAATCCGCCGGTGTAAATGAAAACTCACCAATATCAGACAAGTCAACTTGCATGAATAAAGTGTGTTGTCCGGGTGGTACACCTAAAATCATAAAGTCACCTGAACCATTTGTGGTAACAACAAACTTAAAATACTTGTCGTAAACCTGAATTACTGACTTATTAGTTAAAGCATCATTTCTATCAGGAAAAGTCCCAACAGGAATGTGTCCTGTGTAAGAGGGTGTGTAAGGTAATAAATTGTATTTGTAACCATCTTCATTAACGTCATTAATTGTTCTGTATGGGTATAATGTACTAATTACAGTATCATTGATGTCTGCCTCATCTAAAGCAATAAAAATAGATATTTTAGCGTTAGGTAGACCAAATCCGTTATTACAGAAAACTCTACCAACAACTACTCCGTAGTCCGCACAAGCTCTAATGTAAGTGTCGTTTGGATTAATTGATAATGATAATAATTCAAGTGTATCAAAATTTTGTTCAAGTTTTACCTGAATTACTTTATCAATCCCTAACTCTGTTCTAATTCTATAAGATGAAGACATGTGTGTTTTTTAATAAATAGTTTACACACGATTTTCAAAAAATAAATGATGTTAACTGAAATTAACTGTTGTTAGATTTTTAATCGACACTTTAATGTCTTTATCAGGGAATCTAACATTAAAAATCTGATTTGGTTCAGCGTAAATAGTATCCTCTATAACCTTAATTTCTTTTGTTGTTGTATTAGAATATGATTGAGAAACTTGTGATGATGAATATAATCCACCAACTCGGTTATAAACATTTATAGATGCAACAGTAATAACACCTTCCTCACTTTGTATTAATGCTCTCAATTGTGATATATAAAGATTTTCACCCATACCTCGATTACTTGGACTCATATAGGTATTAATCTTTGATATAATATTTGAAATTACAACGCCCTGATTTTGTGAACTATTAAGAACAATAAAAATATCAAATGCTAAATCAATAACTTGAGCCGGAAGAACCTGAATATAATCATTCATCATTCTGTAATTTGACAAATAGGTAGCAATGTTAGTTTTTAATGTATTAGAAATTGTTTCAGTCAATGCTCCATTTGAATCATAGGATAAAATCTGAACATTTATTTTATTATCGACTTCAGTAATCGCAACTTTTGCAGGTGCTCCAAATCTTGAAGGCATTTTTCTAATTATAGCCTCGTAGTCATTAATCGTTACTGCTCTGTTTTGTGCCGCAAAGTTAAATGTGATTAAATTTCTAATTTCTTCAATACTTGGATAATTTGCCCCTCCAATCGCAGGTAATACATTATTACAAGATAAAGAATTAATTACCGCAGTAACTTTATTTTGGTCACTACCATATACATTAAAGTTTACAGTTCCAAGTTGAGTAATTGAGCCTGGCCCAAGATTACTCACCAATCCACCTCCAACACGATACTGAACAAATAATGTGGAATTACCTTTAAGAGTTGAACCTAAAGAATAGTTATTTTGATATTTTGAAATATCTAAAGGAGTTCCATTAGTGGTAAATTGTCTTAGTAATTCATCTGAAGATGTGTTTCCTCCACCAAAAGTTAATTTTAAAAATCCTTGTGGAGTATATTCAGTAATAAACTTTTGATTTGTTTTATAATAACGACCAACTTTAACACCTGTTTCATCCTGTGGTTTTGTTGGGTCTTCAATAAAAATACTATCTTGAGCTAAAGCTTCAACTTCAAACCATTTGTTAGTTAAGTTTGTAGTATCCATAAACTCTTGAGCTGAAGGAATATTGTTGTAATTCGTACCATCTTTTAGAATAACACCTGTTACACCTAATACATTTTTTTCAGGTAAGAAAAATTCAAAAAATGGTCTTGTTTCAGGAGTATTAATAACTCTTTTGAATACTTTTGTAATACCATTAATAACAACTTCTCTTTTTGTAATTGTATAGTTAATTAATATATTGTTAGCATCAAAGTTAGGAATTACAGTTCTATTAACAATCCCTTCACTATTAAAGTCATTACCAAAATCAACATCGTATAAAGTTTCAAAAGTTTGTCCAGCACCAATCACCTGACTACCTTTAGCTAAAATTCCAAAATAAGCAGAGTCTGGTGGTTGTAATGTACCTGTGCTAGATTGTACTGCCGGAGCGTCACCAAATGGTGGAACTTGTACTGAGAAATCAACCAATGAAATTGAAGGTCTCATTCCAGGAATTTTTAAACCATAGGTTCGAGCAATATTATAAAGTGAACTTGGTTGTTGTGCAAATTGTAAAACAGTTTCTTGTAAACTTCTATCAATGTGATAATTTAAGTTATCGGTAACCGCAGCATTTAAATCAAGTAAAACAGAAAAAACAGATGCATCATTTACGTTTTGAATTAAATCAGGATAATAAGTTCTAACATAGTTTATTAACTCTAATCTAATTGCCTGAAAATCTCTTGTAGTATATGATATCATAGTTTTATATATTAATAATTACAAACCCCGGTGTATTAAATACATTATTTGTAATATTATAATTTATTCTTACTTTAGCAGTGTACTCAACTTCAGGAGTGTTAGTAAAATTAAATTCAGTCGCCGACTCATTATTAATTTGTAAAGTATCTTGAGTAGCGACCGCAGGTTCAATTTTAACTGAAGTAATAGTTAATCCTGGTATGTAAGTCTCAACCGCTTCTTTTATTTCTGTTTCTATTTGGTCAAAAGTAGGACTATCAAGTGGTTCAAAAATAAACTCATATAATCTTGTCCCAAAGTTTGGCATAAAGTATCTACTACCCTTTCTTGTAAGTAATAAATGTATTAAACTACTTCTAATTTCTTCTTCACTTGTGTCCGATAAATCCAAAAATTTACCATTTAATGAATCTTTAAAAGGAAAAGTAATACCGTATGTTACACCATTTGCCATATCAAATAAATACTGAAAAATTAAATTTATATCAAAACAATAATTTTACCCTCAATAGTTTTTGGAGTTTCATTATCATATTCAAATTCTACAAATTCTTGTTTAAGTAGATATTCGTTTATAAAATCATTAATAGGGTAATAACTTATACAATCAATTATTGGTTTCCCTTTGGGGGAGTACCTATAATAACCAATTTCATAATCCCATATCGTCAATAAATTTTTTGTGGGATTTTTTGTAAGAAGATTTGCTTTCGTCATAAACATCAGTAGTGTACTGCCAATTCCAATATAGTTTCTTATTAGGTTCAAATCCATAGAACTCATGTACTTTCATTTGAGTTTTAGTTACATCCTCACCATTCCAGTTCTGACCAACACAGATAAACCCTGTCTCAATACCTTCAACAATATTTTTCTCACCTAAAGTAGCATGTCTATTCTCAATCCAAGTTAATCTTTCAATTAAATTTTGGTAGAACATATTTGCCTGTCCCCATCTTACAGAACTAAAAAATACTACAGCGTCTGCTTCAAAAAGTTCTTTAGAAATTTTCCAAAGTTCATCTGTCTTATTATTTAAACTAGCCCAACATCTATGATATCCTGAAGGATTTTTTTTATCATCTTTAAGTAAAGATTTTAAAATACCACAACTATTACCTTCTTCCCTTGACACATTCCCTTCACAAGGAAATATTTTTAATTCAGAAACATCAATAAAAACTGACTTATCACCAAGTTCTTCATTTAAGTACATTGCTAAGATTTTAGATTTAGGAACATCTATATTTTTCTCATCCCAATTATATCTATTTGAACAACTTAATAATAAAACTTTCTTTTTCTTTTTTAGAATGTCTAAAGTTTGTTTTAACTTTTTTTCACCCCCCTCTTGAACCATGTTCTCTGAGAGCATCATTTTTCTTATTTTTTGAATTTCTTCTTGTATGATATTAGACATAATAATAAATACCTCTTTAAATAAAAAATCCCGACCTAGCTCGGGATAACACATCGGATATTGTTAATTATTATGATGAACAACCAAAACAATCAAATTCACTATTTTCAGGTTTTGGTGGTAAATTCATATAACTATAATCTACTTTTGGAGGTTCAGGGGTTGGTTTTGGTTTGTTAATTTTTGATACGTCCATAGCCAAGTGTTTAGCTCCCGTTGAGATTGCTCTTGTTCTAACGTAGTAACAAAGTGTTTTCAATCCTTTTTCCCATCCGTAAAAATGTGATGATGAAATCTTAGACAATGTTGGGTTTGACATGTATATATTCATTGATTGTGATTGGTCAATAAATGGAGCTCTATCTGCCGCCATCTCAATCAATTCTCTTTGTGAAATCTCCCAAATTGTTTTGTATTTCTTAATTAAATGTTCAGTTCTTTTAACTTTGAAGTTATATCTCTTATCTTCTTGGTCAAGGTAGTTATTGAAATTAATGTTTTGAATTGAACCTTCGTTCATAATGATTTCATTCTTTAAGTCCTCAGACCAAATTCCAATCTTTTCAAAATCACTAATCAAATACTTGTTAACAATCATAATCTCACCACCAACTACACGTCTGTTAAAGATTGCTGAGTGAGCTGGTTCTGTCATTTCATATGAACCTGTAATCTTTGCCGACGATGCCACAGGCATTTGAGCGGTAAATAATGAGTTACAAACTCCATACTTACTAACATTCTCTTTCAGAGTTGACCATGGCCATCTTCCTGATAATTCATTTTCGTTTAATCCCCACATATCAAATTGGAATACTCCTTGTGACATTGGTGACCCTTTAAAGTAAGCATACGGTTCATACTTACCATCCATACACAATCTGTTACTTTCAGTGATTGCCGCAAAATAGATTGTTTCAAAAATATCTTTGTTCAACTTACGAGCTTCTTCAGATGTAAAGATGTAATCCATTAAATAAAATACGTCAGCAAGACCTTGTGTACCAATAGCGATTGCTCTTTGTAGTAATCCACCAGTATGACCTTTGTCAGTTGAGTAATTATTGATATTAACAACTTTGTTCAACGCTCTTACAACCTTACGGGTTTCGTCATATAATCCTTGGAAATCAAACTCACCATCTTTTACATAGTTCTTTAATACCATAGATGATAAAGTACAAATAGCAGTAGTTTTTTCATCTGTGTATTGATAGATTTCATTACAAAGATTTGATTGTTTGATAACACCAATGTTCTGATGGTTTGTCTTTCTGTTAGCACTATCTTTAGAACATAGATATGGAACACCTGTTTCAACTTGTGATTCAATAATCTTATTCCAAATTTCCTGAGCCTTAACTTTCTTACCAAGACCTAACTCAACTGCTTTGTTATAGTTAGTTTCATACTCATCACCATAACTTTCTTGTAATGGTTTAATACCAGCCTTAATAATATCGTTAGGACAGAACAAATACCAATCGTCGTTATTCTTAACTGCGTTCATAAAGTTGTCAGGAATCCAAAGTGCTGTAAATAAATCACGTGCTCTCAATTCCTCAGCACCTGTGTTCTTTTTAATCTCCAATAGGTCAAAGATATCTTTATGCCAAGGTTCCAAGTAAATTGCCGCAGAACCAGGTCTACGTCCTTGTTGGTTAAAGAAACGAAGTGACTCGTTAACAATTTTAAGATACTTCAACAATCCACCAGCATATCCACCTGAAGATGAAATACGACTCTCCTTACTACGAATGTTAGACATTGATAGTCCGATACCCGCAGCATCCGATGAGTAGGTTGAGATATCTCTCATAGTGTTTAACAAACCTTCTCTTGAATCCGAATCATTGTAATGAAGAACACAAGAAGCAAGTTGTGGTGTTTTAGTACCAGCGTTAATCATAATTGGTGTTGCCGGAGATATTCTTTGTGTTGATAACGCTTGGTAATACTCAACCGCTTCCTCAAATGTATTAGTTACCCAAAGAGCAACTCTCATATACATATGTTGTGGACG